TAGTTGAGGGTCGCGCCGACGCTCGTGTAGTCGCCGCCGATCCCGCCGACGAACGCGGCGAAGTTCAGCGTGTTGCCCGCGGTGATCTGGACCTTGTTGCCGGCGCTGTTGATCCAGTACAGCTCGTTCGCGACGCCGCCGCCGGTGCCGTCGGACGCGTACAAGCTCTTGCGCTGGCCCGCCGTGAGCGCGCCCGCGGCGATATTCGAGAACTGGACGCGGTGTAGCTGCGTCGGCGCCCAGAGCGAGCTGAAGGGCAGGTCCGCGTTGATGTTTAGGCCGGCGACGGGCACGAGCGGGCCGTGGCCGGGAGTGTGGTCCATCACGTCCAGGATCCCGAGGTTGGCGTCGATCGTGTCGCCCCACGCGCCGGAGCCGGGGGAGCCGCGGACAGGGAGGGTCATGCCGGTGTTTGGTAGAACAGTCATATCAGCTCCTTAGCTGTAGAATTCGACGATCCATCCGCCAGGCGCGCCATCGCCGCCGGCCCGCCCTCCGCCGCCTCCAGCGGCCGCGCCGCCCCCGCCGCCGCCCATCCCGGTCCCGGGGTTGCCCGCGGTGAGCCCGCCCACGGTCACGCCGCCGGTGCCCATCTCGTGACAGCCGCCGGATCCCGAGATCCACATCGTGCCGTCGTGCATCTCGCCGTCGAGCCCCAGGCCGGACGCGCGGCGCAGCACGCCGGAGACGCCGACCGCGGGCGTTCCCGTGGCGGTGGTCGTCGGGTTCGTGTTCGCGTTGCCAGCCACGCCGACAATGCCCTGCCCGCCACCGCCACCGCTCGCCGTATAGGCGACCCCGTTGGCCGTGAAGGTCGATGCGGTGCCCGTCGCCCCGTTGCCGCCCGCCGAGGTCCCGCCGGCGCCGGCGCCCGTGCCGCCGATCCAGCTGTAGGCGGTCACGGTGAGCGGTGTCCCGCCCGGCGTCCCGGTCATGCCCTCGACGATCTCACCGGTCGAGCCACCGGCGCCCGCCGCGATCCCGGCTCCGGTGGTCGCCCCGCCGCCGCCGCCGCCCTGGCCGGTGCCGCGGAACCGGATCGCCGCGGTCCCCGCCGGCAGGGTGCCTGAGCCGCTGCCGGTCAGCAGCACCACGCCCAGCAGCCGGCCGCCGGTCGGGATCGCAGCGATCGCCGTCGCCTGCGCCGCAGCGGTGGCCGCCGCGGCGCGCGCCTTCTCCTGCAGGTCCTGGAGGTTCTGCTCGGCCTGGATCATCACGCGATCGGTCGCCGGATCGCCGGTGTCAGCGAGCGAGGCCACCGTCACGTTGCGCGGCGCGGCGACGCGGCGGCCCGGCACGTCAGAACCCCCGGCGCCACGCGTCGAGCTCGCCGTCCCACGAGTCCCCGCCCGGTCCCTCGCGCAGGTTCAGGTACTCCGGGCCCGAGGAGTCGCGCTCGCCAGCCGCCTTCATGATGCGCTCCGTGGTCAGCGCCAGCTGCCGGGACCACTGCATGGGGTCGCGGCCCTGCGTGTTGTAGAGCCGCACCAGCGCGCCGTACACCGCGTACTCTTCCCACGAGCTGTAGTACTCGCGCGGCGTCGCATCGAGGATCGGGGCGGCCGGCGTGTGGAGCACCCGCAGCGTGTAGATCTGATCAGGCGTGGGGTAGAGGTCGATCCCGCGCGCGGTCAGCCGGTGCGCGCCGGGCCGCCCCTCGGTTGTGCCGTAGCGCAGCCGGTCCTTGATGCCCACGCGCGGGATCGGGATGAAGTCGTTGCCGTCCTGCCGGTCGACCGCGCGCACGATCCAGCTCACCGGCGGCCCCGCGGGGAGCGCCACAAACGCCTGGTGCGCGACCGTCGATACGTTGTCGAACTGGTCGAAGAACCCGCTGTTCTGCTCGACGATGAGCTCGTAGCCCTCGGCGAACGCCGCCTGGAGCTCGGCCGTCAGGTACGCATCCGGGAAGCGTACCGTGTTGCGCGCGTCGCCGCGGTTCCGCACGATGGTGATGAGCTGCGCGAGCGTCTGGGTCATGTCGAGGCCTCCACCAGAGCCAGCGCGGCCGCGCGCGGGATCGCCGTGACGAGCGCAGCGAGCAGCGACTCAGGCGTGAGCGCGAACGGCAGCCCGGTGTGGAACACGTAGTCGAGCGTCGCGCGTGTCGCGTGCGGATCGAGCACACGGGTCCGCAGGTCGCCCACGGTCACGAGCTCGAGCGCCTCGTGCTGCAGGAAGCACCCCCAGGCCGCCGCGAGCCAGGCCCGCGCCGCGGCGATGCCCGGGAAATAGGTCAGCCGAACGTTGGTGATGCGGAACGGCGAAATCACCTCGTCGGCATCGCTCGACGGGTTGGAGTCGAGCTCGAAGTGCAAGCTCGGCTCGGCGCCATCGTCGAGCGTCATGAGCGGCGTGATGCCGCGGTTGGGGTGCCGGACGATGACGCCATCGAGGGCATCCGCCCACCGTCGCGTGAGCTCGTTCGTCCGTCCGGTCACCGTCAACCTCACGAGAGCGTGCAGCCGTTCTGCGTGAGCACACTCCACGAGGTCCCGGTCCACTCGAGGATCGCGGTATCGCCCTCGACGGTGGACGACGCGACCACGCCGATCGCCCCGAGGTGCGTGTAGGCCTCGTTGATCATCCCGGTGTACACGCCGTCGATGCTGCCGATCGGGGTCAGCGCCGCGGTCGAGTTCGTGATGATGATGCGCTCGCCGATCGCCGACCCGTTCGGCAGCGCCGACGTGCCGGTCGAGTTCACCGTTCCGGTGACGGACAGGCAGTACCGGAGCCACAGGTTGAGCCCGGTGAGCACCGTGGTGCCGACCACGACGTTGTTCGCGGCGCCGCCGGCGCGCTGCACGCGCGTCGCACGCCACTTCAGGCCGGCGGTCGCCTCGAGCCAGATCGCCTGGCCAACGTCCGTGAACGTGAACGTGGACGAGCACACGAACCCGGTCACGGTGTCCGGGCTGGTGATCGTCACGGTGCCGAGCGGGGTGCCCGACACCGCGACGCACCGGATCAGCTTCTTCTGACCCGCGAAGGTCGGCGCCGCCAGCGTGAACGCCAGCGTGCTTCCGATGGTGAGCTCGCTGGCGTAGATGCCGAGCGACAGCGCGCCGGCCACGCTGATCGCTTCGACGAGCGAGCCGGTGTCGGCCGCGAGCTGGTTGATGGTGGTCTGGTCGAAGTTGCCGACCTGGTTGAGACGAGTCTGGTCCATGGGAATGCTCCGATTACCGCTTGTTGACCGCGAGAACGGTCCAGCGGACGTAGACGGTGGTGGTGGTTGCGACGTCGGTGGGGGTGGTGCCGGTGCCGAAAACGAACGTGGCGGTCTGGGCCGTCACGTCGATCGCGGTCGGGACCATGTTGAAGTCGAGGTTGGCGTTGACGAAGGTGCACTGCGGGGCCCAGAGCAGCGCCGGCCACGCGTGGCGGAACGTGACCGTGTACGTGCCGGTGGAACCCCACACGGCCGACACAATCTCGCCCCCGCCGCGGTTGGCCGAGTCGCTGTTGACGAGGTCCACGCCGACACCGCCTCCGGTGAGCTTCGCGAAGCAGTCCACTGCATGCGCCTCGTGGGCGGCTTGCAGCATGTATCGCTGTCCGTTGGGGAGACCCATTGCTTCCCCCTTTCACGAGCTCGCGGTGAGCTGGGCGACGCCGTTCCAGCCGGGCGCCGAGCAGCCGAGGTTCTGGTACGCACCGAGTCGAGCTTCCACGCTGTCCTCGTTCTCCGAGGGACGCAGCCTCAACCCGGTGGCCATCTCGCCGGTCCAGTTGATCCACTCGCCCGTGTGCCACAACCTCCACGTCGAGGCCATGAGCGCGTAGAGCCGGTTCGAGGGGCAGTTGCGGTCAGGGTAGATGGAGACCATCCGCCCGCCGCACAGCGCCTTGTAGCCCGCGAAGCCCACGATCAGGTTGCCGTCCTTAGACATCACCTGGCCGTTGACGTCGCCGAGGATCCGCACCTTCGAGTTGCTCACCAGCTCGAGGTCAGCGAGCGACTCGGGGTTGGCGAAGATGTGGCTCGTCTTGCCGCCGTACTTCGTGACCTTCGCGGTGAGCTTGATGATGATCGCGTCGAGGTCGCCGACGGTCCGGCCGTCGAGGAACACCCCGCCGAGTCGCACGGGCGACGTCGAGCGCGTGATGTTGTTGAACGCCGCCGCGAGCAGCGTGGCGCGCGTCGAGACGTCGCCGGGAAGCCAGTCGGCCAGGCCGGAGATGCACGCGTTGTAGTCGCCGCGCTGGAAAATGAAGCTCGCCGAGGTCACGCTGCCGCCGAACTTGACGTTCAGCACATCGGCGATCGTGACCGTGCCGCCCTCCTCGTCGACCGCGGTCACGGTCGTGAACGCGCCGCCGTTGAGCAGCGTGCCCGAGCCGTCCGCCGTCGAGGCCTGGATGACCTGGCCGATCGTGAAGTTGAAGCACGCGGCGTTGTCGGTGAACGTCAGCGTCGAGGTCGCGAGGGTGCCCACGATGGCCAGCTGGCCGAGGGCGCCGCCCTGGGTCCGGTAGAGCCGGCGCCCGATCTTCTCGCCGAGGGACTGGAGCCCGCGATCGAACTCGCCGAGCGCCTTCACGAAGGCGTCGGACTTCTTCTCGGTCGCGTAGAGGAGCTCGTTGTTGACCTGGATGCGCTGGTACTGCTTCATCCGGGACAGCAGAAAGTCCTGGTACTGCGAGACCGTCGAGTCGGTCATCGCAAAGCCGTAGTCGGCGCCGGCGCCGCTCGGGTTCGCGAACTCGACCGGCTGGACGTAGCGACGTCCGCCGGCCGTGTACCCGCGTTCCTTCTGGACGAACGCGAGCCAGGGGTTGTCACCGAACGACTGCTCGAGGATCTTCTCGTCGGTGTAGACGTCCTTCAGAAAGGCGTCTTGATTCGCAAGCGTATGTGCTGCCATGGTCTGCTCTCAGGTGAGGGGTTGGCACACCGCGGTCAGCGATCGGCTCCAGCCTCGTCGAACCATTTCCGGGCCAGGTACTGGCGTCGTTCGGCTTCATTCCGGAAGGTCGGGGGCTTGTCCTTCGCTGGTGGCGCCGCCGCTTCCTTGGGAGGAGTCGACGGGGCGACGCTCGCGCTTGCGTTCGTGATGGTTCGGGCGCCGGCTTGAACCTCTTTCGAGGGCGCGTCCGCGGCTTTGTCCTTCACAGGCTCGCTTGCTGGAGTTGGGTTCGCAGTGCTGGTAGTCGGCGCCGGCGCGTAGTGCGCTCGGAGCTTCTGGTCACGGGTCTGGTACTCCTTGTCGATCTTCGCCGAGTAGTGCTCGACGAGCTTGTCGTCCGGCGGGACCTTGTCCCAGTCGCCGGCCGCGAGGCCCTGGGCGATCGCGGTGAACAGCCGCTGCCCGGGCGTGATGCCGTCGAGCAGCTCGGACTTCATCAGGTGGGGGAACTTGTCGCCGTGCTTGCTCTCGACGAGCTGTCGGTCGAGCGTGCTCACGGTGTCGCGCACGGTGCGCTCGCGCTCCGCCGCCTTGGATTTCTCGGCCGCCGTGGTCTCGCCGCTCGAGCGGTCGCGCCGGTCGCGGTCGATCAGGTGCTTGTTGCGCTCGGTGCCGAACTCGGCGCGCGCCGCGCGGTCCATCGGGACCTTGAGCTCGCGCTCGGTCCAGTCGCCGTACACGCCGGCGAGGAACCGCTGCACGGCGGGGTCCTTCGCGTCCTTGGCGCCGATCGCCAGCGTGAACAGCCGCTCGAGCGCGTCGATGGGGCTCTCGATGGCCATCCGCTCGATCTCGTCGAGGGCCTTGTGGCGGTCGTCGAGCACGGGCGCGCCGGAGCGGGTCTCGAGCTCGGAAACCAGCTTGCGGTTGTGGGCCTGGAGCCGGTCGATCTCCGCGGTGAGCTTCGGGTCGGCGGCCGCTGCGGTCTCGGCGGGCTTCTCGGGCGCCGGCGCCGCCGCGGCCTCCTTGACCGGCTCGCTGGTCGCGGGCGTGTCGCTCTCCGCGGCCGTCTCCGTCGAGGATGTCTCGGGCGCCGCCGCGGCCTCCGAGGAGCCCTCGGCAGCCCGCTCGCCAGCGGTCTCGACCACCGTGATACCCGCCGTCGAGGTCCCCTCGCGGTCCGGCTTGCCCTCGCTCGCGCCGCGCACATCGCCGTGCTTGTCGAGGTTCTCGAGCATCGTCTGGGCGCTCTTGGAGAGGATCCTGTTCGCCGCGCCGCCGTGGACGTGGACATGGGTCGCCGCGCCATCGCGCCCATGCGGGCGGTCCGGGCGGTCGACGGCGCTGCCGTGCACCACCTGCTCGGTCAGCTGGGGGCGGCCGCCGCGCGTTGCATCCGCCGCGCGCTCCTTGCTCGGCGCGGGCCCGGAGTTGCGGGTCGGGACGGTGGTCTCGGTAACGGTGGGCATGTCCATGCGAAAACCTCAGGCCGCCATCGGGATAGGTGGGATCGCTCCGACCGGGGCCGGCGGCGGAACCGGGCCCGAGGGCATGAGCTGGACGCCGCCGGTGTTGGGCGGCAGGGGTCCGGCTGGCATCGGTGGCGGGCCGGGGGGCAGCGCCGGCGCCACCGCGGCGCTCGGGCTGGGACCGGCGCCCATGGTGGGCTGACCCGGAGCGGCCGCGGGCGCCTGGCGCTGAATCTCGCCGACGACGTTGTCGATGAAGTCGCGGAACCGCTGCTGGACCTCGGGCGGCGCTTCCTCGGCCTGGACCCAGTTGTAATAGGAGGTCGCGACGATGAGCGCGAGCTTGAGGTCGTGGTACTGCTCGGGCATCGGAGCCGGCTTGTCGACCTCGACGAGCGTGTCCATCATCTTCAAGATGTTCTTGAACGGCGCGAGGACGATCCGCATCGCCTCGGTGAGGTCCGGGTCATCGAACAGCGCCGGGACGAACCACTGCGGGATCACGCCGGCGCGCGCGAGCTGGTCGACGATGTTCAGCTTGCCCGCGCGGGTATCAGGCAGGAACCCGATGGGCTCGATCCTCAGCCGGTAGTCGCCGTCCTCGAGCTGGACCTTGCTGTAGTCCAGCTGCTCGATCGCGTCGCGGCCCTTCCACGACACCGCGACCCAGCTGCGCTTCTTGCCCTTGCTCTGCTCGCGCGCGCGCGCGACGCGGGCCGCGGCGTCGATGTAGCGCTGGGCGGCCTCGAGCCGGTACCGCGCGTAGTTCGCCTGGGGCATGCGGAAGCGGTCGCTGTCGATGTCGTACTGGGTCTCGAGCGCAACGCCCGACGCTCCGGGGCCGAGCGAGCTCTTGCTCTCCGCGTTCGCGCGCGAGACGCCGCTGAGGTCGTACATCCACCCGATGACCTCCTTGGCCATCTGGAGGTGCGCTGGGTGGAACGGCTGAGGCGTCTCGTATACGGGAGGCTGCGAGCCGCCATACTTGAGCTTGAACGGGTTCCAGCCGGTCAGGTTCTCGACGGGGATGTCGTTGGCCTTGTTGACCAGGAAGAACCCGCGCCCGGTCGCCGCGAGGTTCAACTGCAGGTCCCGGATGATCATGTTCAGCCGGTGCTGCAGGTCGCACAGCAGGTCCACGAACCCGTCGCAGTAGATGCCCCGGTGCGGGAGCCGCAGCTGGAACCGCGCCCACGGGAACCGCGGCTCGTGCCACTCCTCGGCGGACAGCGTGCACTCGTCGGTCACGCCGTCGATGCAGAGGACGTGGCGCCCATCCGTGCCGCCCTTGAGCGTCGGTGGGTGCCATGCCTCGAACACGTCGACGTAGTCCTCGAGGTCGCCGTAGTGCGGGCCGTCGCCGTCGATGTCGGTGTCCTCCTGTCGGCGCTCGGACTGCGGCGCGTGCTCGATGACATCTTCCGCCTTGGGGAACAGCTCGCACAGGTACTGCCGCGCCACGCGCCGGATTCGGATCGCCTGACCGGGCTTGCCGTACTTGCACTCGCGCCTGTCGAACAGCAGCTCATTGACCGGGATCCGCTCGGCGATGAGCCCGTCGTCGTCGTTGTCGACGCGCGTGAACCCGACGCCGAGCTGCGTCCCATCGTCGAGCGCGAACCGCGAGAGGTCGTCGAACTCGGTCTCTTGCATCTGACCGACGACGAACTCACGGAACTTCTGCCCGCGCCGCTTCATGCCCCAGTCCGCCCCGGTGGTGATGATGCCGGGCATGGGCCGGTCCTTCGACAGCCTCGACGAGAACGTGTCGCACACGGCGCCGACGACGTTCAGCCGGGCCATCCCGTACCCGCCCCGCTCGAGGTGCTGCAGCGCCGCGCGGAACTGCTGGAGGACGACGCCGCGGTAGATCCGCTCCCTCGCGAGGTTCTTCCGATGGAAGTTGCTCTCCCGCTGGATCAGCGCCTTCGCGTAGGGCACCACGCGCTTGTGGACCGGGGCGCCGACCGGCAGACGGAACCAGTGCTCGTCGCGCTTGAGCGTGTACTGGTCGCCGGTGTCCTTGGCCATGGAGGTTCCGCTTGTCGCGGAGCCTCGGCTGGTGGCCCTACTCGATCAGCGCTGCCGGTGCCCGGTCACTGATCTGGGCTTCAGCAAGCCACACCTCGGACGGAATTGCAAGCGGCGTTACAACGCGGCCTACTCGTGCGCCGCGCTGCGCCGACGTTCGGCCGACGGCGGCGAGACCAGCACCGGCGCCGGCACGTGCCAGATCCGGCCCTCGCGATCGACGCGCAGGTAGCCGTGCCCGAAGTCGCGGACGTCCTCGACGACGCGCTTGGCGGTCTCCTCGCTGATCGTGGCCAACATGCCGTCCACGTAGAGATCCGAGCACGGTTCCACGTGAATTGCAAGCCACGTTACCGAACGAGCATCCGCGCACGGCTGAAGCGGAGCATCCGCCTGCCCCGGTCCTCCAGCTGGCGGATCCGCTCCCGGGTCACGTTCATGGTCTGCGCCACGGCCTCGAGCGTCAGCCCGCCCTCGTCCGCGAGGTCGAGCGAGCAGCTGTGCTCGAGCTCCCACGGCTCGCGGTCGGGGAAGTGGATCTTGATCTTGCCGGTGTCCGGGTTCACGTCGAGGTAGAGGTGGTGCCGGCAGGCCACGAAGGGACACGGGCGCTCGGTCCCGCACTCGCCCCGGGTCCGCGGTCGCTCGTGCTCGGCGTGCACCGCGTCGCTCGCTGCCTTCTCGGTCGCGTCGACCGGATCGGGCCTGTGCTGCCGTGGCCGGCCGATGCGACCCGGCACGGTCGGCTTCTTGCCGGTGCGCTCCGCGAGGCGGTCGGCCATCCATTGGCGCCACTCCTCGCCCGACATCTCGCTGCTGTCGCTGTCGTCGCTCATCCGTTCACCCTGCCGGACGAGCGCCGCGACGGTCAAGCGAGATCAGTAGCCCGCGCGGCTCTTGCCGGGCCGCGTCGGGACGTCGTGGCTGCCGTGCTGCCGCCCGGGCGTCTTCATGGGCGCGTCGTGCGACTTGTGGTGCGGCGCCGGGCTGCGGGTGTCATCGGCGTCCATGTCGCTGCGGCCGCCGCGCTGGTCGGCGTCGGGCTCCTTGTGGGGGCCGGCGCTGGCCTTCGTGTCCGCGGACACGAAGTTGCGGGCGACCCCCTGGGGGATCCCCATCTTCTTCGCGAACGCCGGGTCGTGGGCCGCGGCTTCCATGGTGCGATGCTGCTTGGCGCTCGTGCTTGGCATGCCGGAAGCCTACGCCGGCGCCGCCGCGCGGTCCATCACTCGCTGCCGGGGCTGTACTCGGGCACCCCGACCAGGTCGCCCATCGAGGGCTCGGGTTCGGAGCTGCGCTGCTGGTCAAGCCCGTGCCGTTTGGCCTGCCGGAGATCCGCGACCTGACAGCGGATCTTGCCGACCTGGACGATCGGGCCGAGCACGAAGTCCTTCGCGCGCGCGTACTCGAGCAGCTGGATCAGGTCCGCGAGGTCGGACGCGGCGGCCGGTTGGGGCAGCGGGTCGCCGTCGAGGTCGTGCTCCAACGGACCGGGCGGCGGGATGCGGGTGGTCACGATGGGATGCCCTCGATGTGGGCGATGGCGCGGGCGCGGAAGTGCTCGCGGACGGCGAGCGCGACAACCATCGGCCATTCGCGCCACCGGATCTGCCCTGCCTCTGGTCCGACTTCATCAACGATGCCGACCAGCAGCCGGCTCGCGGAGCACACGGCTTGCGCGTGGCCCGTCGCCTTGCCGTTTTCGTCGTAGCGGTCGATTCCGATCCGCGCGAGCCCAGACCAGTCCGCGTTCACGGTGACGCGAATCTGCAGATCCGCGACCGCGGTCTCGTACGTGCAGCTCATCGCTGACACCACCGGCTCTCGCCGTCCCGGTGCTGCGCCGCGCCGCCGGTGCAGTGGAGCTCGGCCTCCAACCAGTCGGTCTCGCGTCGGATCTGGTCGACCTGACGATCAATCTCCGCCGCTCGGTCTGCTGCAGCGAGCATCCACGCGCCGGTGGTCGCGCAGGCGACGCCGAGCACCACCGCGAGCGCGAACATCAGCCCGATCGCGTATCCGGGCCGGAGCCGGGCACGCAAGACCTCGGGGATCACGACGGGACCTCGTGCTCGATGACCATCTGCGCGCCGAGCGCGGCCCACAGCAGGGCGAACCGAGACCACCGGATCCTCTCGTGGTGCTGCTCGACGTAGCCGTTCGGCACGGGGTGAATGACGCATGGATCTCGCAGCTGGTAGTACGTGCGGCGGAATTCCAACGTCGCGCTGAACGTCTGCGGGATGCAGAGCCCGACGCCGTCCACGCGCGGCGACAGCAACCGATCGACCTTGTCGGGCATCACCGCAGCACCACGTCCGCGACATCATCGAGCGCGAGCCGCTCGGCGTCCACGCGGCGCTTTCCGCCGTCGTACTCGCGGATCGCCGCACGCTCGTTCCAGAACTCGGTCACGTCGTCGATGGTTCGGTGTGACCGCTTGGCGATGAGCTCGAGGCGGTCGGACTGGACGCGGGTCATGGGGCCGTCGGGGGCAGGAATGCGGTGACCTTGGCGCTCTCGGCCGCCATGCTGTCGGCAAGCGCCTGCAGCTCGGCCGCGGTGGTCGGGTCGATCCCGCCGTTGGCGATCGTCGCCTGGAGCTGGGCGATCAGCGTGTTCTGCGTGGTCGCGAACGCGAGCAGAGCATCCGTCTTCACGATGAGGTCCTGCTCGGCAGCGGTCAGCTTGGAGATGTCGGCCATGATTTTGCGGTTCCCTTCGGTGATCAGGTAGGTCAGAAACGCGGTCGCCAGCAGGATGCCGGAGAGCGCGTAGATCAAGGTCACGAGCGGTCCTCGACGGCAGGATCCGGGGCGAGCGCGAGCAGGGCCTCGAGTTGCTCCGCGATGAGCCCGTGGTCGTCCTCGTCATCGAGTCCCGCGACGAAGCGTTTCAGCCCCTCGCGCATCGCGCGAAGCCCCTCTAGCTCTCGACGATCGCGGGCTTCTCGCGCATCGCGCTCCTCGTGGGTGGCTTCAGTAGGCATCGTAGTCTCCCATCGCCCCGTACTCTGCAGCAAGCTCGTCCTGCTCGTCCAGCCTTTCCTCGCGCCGGCGGTCGGCTTCCTCGATTGAGCGCTCGATCTTCGCTTCCTCGGCGGCGTACGCCTCGCGCGATCCGGATGGCGGGCGCTCGCCTGCGAGCTTGGCCAGGTAGTGGGTCAGGTCCGCGAAGCCGTAGCGCCCGGCGTCGCAGTTCGACACCAGCACGCCGTTCGCGAAGTACTCATGCTCGCCGGAGACGGTCAGGTTGAACACGCGCTCATCCTTCCCGGTGGCATAGACGCGAAGCACACGAGTGGGAGCAGCACCGCTGCCGCGAGTAGCGGTTCGCGCGGAACATCCCTCGGCAGCAGGTGCAGACGCGGTCGACATCGTCGGCTCCGCTCGCTCGACGCGCGGCGGCCCGACAGGCGTTGGAGCAGTGCTTCGCGTCGGAGTTCTTGGTCTGGAACTCGGCTCCGCAGTGAAGGCACCCGGTGGTGAGGATCGGACGTCCGGCCATGACGGCAACGCCGAGCTTGGCATGCCAAGCTCGTCCTTCGGCGGAGCGATGCCATGCCGGAGCTGAGAGCTGGGCCTTGGCGATGCTGACGCGAGCTCGAGCGACGCGCTCAGGTTGGCTGGCGTGCATGCGGGCGTGCTCGTCTCCGGGCAGGATGATGAGGTTCCCGGGGTCGTTGTTGAGCGGGTCGTCGTCTCGATGGTGCACGTCGAATCCCTCGGGGATGGATCCGTTGATGCTCGCCCAGATGGCTCGGTGCAGGAACTCGGGTCGACCAATGCCGCCCCGCTTGACGGTTCGCGAGAAGTAGACGCGCGAGGTTCGATGCTCGGCGTCGGGATATCGCCGATACCTCCGGCCGTTGAAGATGACGGTCTCTGCTCTGCCGTACTTGCCCATGTCGTGAGTGTATCACCCGGCATCAGTTCCGCGAGAGGAACCCAGCCGCGCTCCGTCCAGACGGGGTGGTCCGCGGTTCCGACCAGCGTCGCTCCGGTATCGAGGTCAACGCCTAACGTCGGTCGCACGCCGACCGAGAACGCCGCCGTGACCGGGCGCGGCGCCGCGCGGGTCCAGGCAAGGTCACCGAGCCGTACGCATTCGATGGGCACCGGGCCGCTCGCGGTCTCGACCATCGTCCCGGTCACGAGACAACAGTGGTCGCCGTGCACCACTCCGCTCACCGCCCGGTGCTTGTGGACCTTGCGCGGCTTGCCCGGCGCGGTCGGCAGGTAGACCAGGTGCCGCATCTCGGTATAGAGCGGCGACTGCAGGGGCTTGCCGTCCTTGTCTACGTAGAGCGGGGAACCGTCGCGTAGATGGACCAGTCCGCCGCGGATGTCGCCCGCGAGCAGCTCCGCCAGCGTCTCCTTGCCCTGCTTGTGCGCTGGCTCGAGCGGCAGGTTCAGCCGGCGTTTCCACTCGGCGAAGTCGGCCTCCTTGCCCGCGGAATCGCCGCCGAACGACACGATCGCCGGCTCGACGTCCCACAGGAGCTTGATGTAGCGCGCCTGGTCGTCGGCGTGCACCTTCGTTTGCTTCCAGCTGAACATCTCGTAGACGTGGTTGAACGTCGTCGTGAACGCCCAGAGCACGCACGCGAACGGGTCGGGCCAGAAGCCGAAGTCGAACCACAGCGAGTAGAGCCACTCGTGCGGGCGCCGATCCCGGCCGAGCCTCGGCAGGTCGCGCACCGCGGCGACGTGGTCGTACCAGGGCGGGTGGCCGTCGAAGCGCGGGTCGCTGCCGACGAATGGGTTATCGCGCAGGCGCTGCGGCGCGAAGAACAGCTCATGCCGCGGCCGGCCGTGGACCGGGTAGACGTAGCGCGCGTCCGTCTTGACCCACTTCCCTAGGAATTCGCGCACGAACTGGGGCTCGTCGCCCTTCCAGCCCTTGAGCCGCATCGCCTCGCCGGCGGTCTGCTCCCACCGCACGCGCACCGCCTCGGCCTCGGCGTCCGCGGTCGTGTCGAACGGCCCGTAGCGGTGCTCCGCGCGCTGCTCCGCGGTCAGGTGCGGCGCCGTGAACAGGTTGTCCTCGACGTAGAAGGCGCAGGCCGTCGTGTCGGTGACGACGTGGCCGAAGAACGGGTTGTCCACCTGCGCGAGCTCGTGGACCTCCCACCCCGGCATGGGCGTGTCGCCGTCCTCGGGCTCCTTGGTGATCTCGTAGAACATGCCGGCGCAGTCGCGGCCGGGCGTGCCGGTCATCCAGACCTCGACGCCAAAGTCCGACATCGGGACGATCACCGAGTCGAAGAACTCTTCGAGGTGCGCGAACTCCTGCGCCTCGTCGATCCAGATCAGGTGCTTCGCGCCGCCGCGCTTCTTTCGCTGCGATCGGAGATCGGCGACGCCGAACAGCTCGATCTCGGATCCGTTCGAGAACTGGAGCACGAGGTCGGCTGCACGCACTTCGATCGCCACCCCGCCGAGCGAGTACGCGGTCAGCGTGGGGTGGTCGATACGCTCGGCGTGCCGGACCAGGACATCGATAAGCCCGCTCTTGGTGTCGGACTTCCACGCGCGATCCTCGGCCTCGCCGCGGGTGCTCGCCACGTACGTCGCGCGGAACCCGGGGATCTCGATGGCCCGCGCGAGCATCTCGCGCACGCCCACGGTGGTGATGCCGGCGCGGCGCGTCTTGCGGGTCGCCTTCCATCTCTTGCCGGGGCGGAAGAACGCGGCCTGCTTGGGCGCGTAGAGCGACCGCAGCATGGCGGCCGCCGCGGCCTGCTCGGGTTCGTGCTGCGCGTGGACCTCGGCCACGGCGGCGGCCTGCTTGCGGAGCTCGGCGTCCTGCTGCTGGCGGTCCTGGAGCATCCAGAGCAGGCGTTCGGCTAGCTCGCGGTCGCCGTCGAACACGTCAGGGGTGCTCGATCTCGACGCCGTGATCGCGCAGCCACGGCTCGACGTCGCGCGACCACACGGTGTGCTCGCCCTTCATCATCGCGATCTGCCCGCCCTCGAGCGCGACGTGCGGCGTGGTCAGGCGGATCACGCGGTCGACCGGCGGGGGCTCGCCGGCGTGCGCCTCGCGCCACTTCCGCAGCGCGCGCGAGCAGGCCACGCCTTCGATGATCCAGGGGCCGGGCTGCGTGAGCCACTCGTCGGCGATGTGCTGCGACCCCTCGGACCAGCCGAGGCCGATGAGGTCGTCGGTGTGGCGAACCAGGCCGAACCCGGCAGGCACGATCGCGTCCAGCGGAGCCATCTTGTTCGCGAGCGTCGTCTTCCCCGTCCTGGGGCCGCCGAGGATGACGATGCGGGTCATGCCCGTGCTCCGGCCCGCATCACGAGCGGAGTACAGGTGCATCCGGCACTAAATGGCGGATCCGAATCCTCTCTCCCTTCACACTTCTCGTCGTGAATCACTACGGGATTCCCGGTCGCGCGACCGAGCCGCAAGGCTTCCGCGACCGTCTCTCCTGGGGTCGCGAAGGTCGAAGTCTCGCGCTTCACCGCTCGCTCCTCGGCACCATGCGCAGCGCCAGTTCCTCCGGCGTCAACGCGTCGAGCGCCGCGCTCTCCTCTGGGGTCGCGTGCTTGTAGACCTCGCGCAGCAGCTGAGCAGCCACGCTGATGTCCAGCGCCATGATCGCGTCGTAGCCGCGCAGCCACCGGCGCAGCGCGAACACCCGCCACCAAGCGGGCGGCGGACCTAGCGTGGCCAGGCGCTCGCAGCGCTCGACGGCGCGGGTCGTGCTGATCGCGGTCACCCGCGCTCCAGATCGGTCATGCGGCAGGACCGGCAAACTCTGAGGTCACGTGTCGGGTGAGGGTCCTGGATGCCACCGCACTTGCATCGCGGCTTTGGGCGCTCGGTTCGCGTCCCATTCGCGTGGAAGGTCTCGACGATGTCATCCCGCATCACGCCACCGCCTTGGACTCGTCGGCCTCGGCGGCTGCCGGTGCGGACTTCGGACCGCACGGCTCGCTCTCGTAGTCCTGGACGGGCTTCGCGTAGTCCTTGGGGTCGCGCGAGTCCCACTGCTCGACGCAGCGCGAGCGCGCGAACACCCAGCCGCCGGCGTTCTCGGGCCGGCGCCCGCCCTGAGGCTGGTCGGCGAGCAGCGGCACGATCACGGTGACGACCTGGCCGTGGATCAGGATGCGCCAGCCGTAGGTGTCGACCTTGGGCATGGCGAAGTTGACTTCGCGGACGCCGCGGAACGAGGTGTCCTGGTTGTCGAGGGGGAGTCGGATGCTGACGAGCTTCATGGTGCTAGGTCTCCTTGGTGGTCAACGCGACCACTCTGCGAAGGGTTCATAGGACACGGTATGCCCGCGGTCGCGCAAGTACTCCGCGAGCCAGACGTCGTTTCGCCCGAGCCGGCAACCAGTCTCGCCAGGAACATTCGGGCGAGGCGGTAGCTTCGAGTCACACGCGGCCTGGAACGTGTAGACCACGCTGCGCTGCAGCACGACGTGCCCGAGCAGGCCGACCATCGCGCCGAATGGGGCGACCCCGCGCGAGCGCGCGCGCCTGTACTGCCTGCTCACGTAGACCCAGTGCACGGCGTCGTAGCCCGGCCGGCGGGACAGCGCGAGCCACCCGATCGCGCGCCCGGGAGCGGGGCCCTCGATCGCGACCCGCATGCAGTCGGCGCGGCACAGCGCGTCCCGGATCGGGGATAGGTGGTGCGCCTTGTAGTCGCCCCAGGTCCGCGAGCGGTTCGCCGGCGAGTCCTTCCACGCCTGGCCCCAGCTGTGGATCGCCCACGGGAGCTCGTCGTCGCGCATCGCGCGCGCGATCGGCGTGAACGCCGGCGGGGTCGAGGCCTCGTAGGCGTGCGGTGCGGGGTGGCGGGTGGCGACGGTCACGACTGGACCCACCTCCAGCGGAGCCAGGACCAGCGCTCGGTCGCGAGCATGATGCAGCCGGCCTCGACGTCGACGTCCGAGGTCACGGTGCGCGGGCGAAACCACCGCGTGGCCGACATCCAGCGGTCGCGGAGCCACATCGTCGCGCGCTCGCGACGCGTGGCAAAGCGCAGATGGAACGGCGCTGCACCGCAACGGCACTCGACCATCACCGGGCCGCGGTGGAAGGTGTAGTCGGCCTCGCCCCCACCGGGCTCCGCGAACTTCACGGTTCCTCCAGGTCAACCACGACGCTAGTCTCGCGCGCCTTGTCGGCCGCGGCGCCGGCAGCGACCTTGGCGCGAAGCTCGGCGCTCCAGTGGGCGGAGACCGCGGCGCGCTGGGCGAGCGATAGCTTCCGGAACGGGTTGCGCTCATCGCGCCGGCGGGCGTCGATATCCAGCAGGTCTCGCAGCTTCACCCCGTCGTACTCGACGTCGAGCGGGTCAATGGGCGGGGCCTGCACCATCCGGATCTCGTGCGGCATGAGCGTCGGGTCCGCGGTGATCTTGATGCCGCCGAAATACAGGTCGCCATCGCGATCGCGCAGCATGGCTCCCGACAGCTTCTGCGGCGTCGCTGAGCGATCGATGCCACGGTACGCCTCCGGCTTGAACTCCGCCTTGAGCTGGACCGCGAACGGATGCACCATCCACTTCCACAGGAGCGCATCGTTCTGCTCGCGCAGTCGCTGTAGCGCGCCGATCTGCCGCTGCGCCTCAGCCATCGCCTCCGCCGTGACGGTGACCGGGCCGTACGTGCGCGTCGCGTTGGTCAGCGTGAGCCACCCATTCGGGGGTGGCGCCGGTGCCTGACCGCCGCACCCGACACAAGTCCCGAGCAGCGTGTGTCCGCACGGCGGACCGTGGTGCGCGCTCACTGGATCTCCTGCATCTTCGCGTCGATCGCCGCCTTCATGCGCGCCTCGGCCTTGCGAAACAGCTCCTGCGCGGCGCGGTACTCGCGACCGGCATCGCGCAGCTCGAGCTCCACAGTGGCGCCTCGGCCGGTGAGGGTGATGGCGCCGGCCGGCATGGTCTCGTTGACCAGATGCGGGAACGCGCGAGGGAAGGCCTGCGCCGGCCCCTGGCGCGGCGTGGTCGCGGGCTCGACCGGCGCATCCTCGTCGCACGTGCACTTGACCGACCCGTCGCCGGGGTCGGGGCCGTACATGTTGAGGTCGCACTGCGAGTTGTTCACGGAGTGGTCGCTCATGGGGTACCGGGCTCCGGCTGATCCTTCATCTTGACCGGCGCCGTCTTCAGACACGCCAACGGGAACACGTGCGAGGACACCTCGCCCGACCATGCCTGCCATTGGCAGAATGCCCGGTCCTCCTGCTTATCGACGATCGTCAGCTGCTCGAATCGAACAATGGTCATGTCGGGGCCACCGCTCTTGAGCATGACTACGTCTCCTATGCTGAACTCGCTCATGTGGTCTGGTCTCCTGGTGCTGGGGGTTCGTGATCGGGGCCGCCGATCGCGTCGTCTTCTTCGTCCTCGTAGTCGCGGCGCCCGCCGCCGATCGGTCCCGGCGCGGTCGAGACGAGATCGTGGTAGGCGCGTACCCGCTCCTCCACGGGGTCTCGGACATCGCGCTCGGCCTCGCGGATCGAGGCGTCGAGCTGGTGACGCTGGAGCTCGTCGAGACCCTCGGGCGGGCCGAGGCGGTAGCGATCTCCTGGCGGGCCGAACCCGAGCGCCTGCATGTTGCGCTCGTGGTTGATGAGGCTGAGCACCCGTGTGGTCTCGCGGATCTCGTCGACCGCGAACGGTTCCAGGATCGCGATGAGCGCGTCGCGCACCGCGCCCTGGATCCCGGGCACATCGTCCGAGCTCGGGCCCGTCACGTACACGCGCGCGAGTTCGTTCGACCGGATCCAGTCCCGGATGTGGTCGCGCACCTCGTCGGGGAGCGGGGACTGCAGCGCCGCCGGGTTCAGCGTCACGTGGAGGAACGCGCGCTGCATCTGCTCGGTCACGTGATCGACGAACGCCGGGACGCCGACGAGCACCATGCTGGTCGAGAACACGAGCGCACCGTCCGCGTCCTGGCAGTTCAGCCGGCGGACCATGCCAGGGTCGGTCGCCGAGGTCTCCTGCAGGCCGGTGCGGTAGATGGCGAACAACGCGGCGAGGTGCTCGCGCGAGGCCCAGCCCTGCCAGCGCAGCGCGAGGTTGATCGCAGCCTCGATCGCGCCCTGCTCGACGCCGGAGGCAGCGCCGGACACGATGGTGAGCGTCATTGACGGGTCGCTCCGTAGTCGTAGCTCACCCCGGTCGGGGTGCCGCACGTCTTGGTGAAGATGGCGCCGATCTGCTGTCCATCGGCGCCGACGGACCCGCTCGCACCGCAGCGCGCGCACTCGATGCCGTTGCCTTGGTGCAGCGCCGTCAGGTGGCCGCGCTTGTACACGATGCGGAGCGCATCGGCCATGGTCAGCGTCACGAAGTTTCTCCGAGCGCGTGATCGATGTCCTCGCGCACCGCTCGCGCCACCTCGGGGTCGGCGCCGACCATCGGCAGTGCGTCACGCACGCTACGCAGCGTAGCTCGCAACGCGCGCAACTCCCCGACGGCGTCGCTCACCTTGCTTCCGCTCCCGAAGTCGCCGATCGCGTCGGCCATCTCGAGATCCGTCAGATCCTGTTCGGTCAGCATGTCACCTCCCCCGACGAGTGCCCGATGCCGCACGAGGAGCCGGCCCAGGGGGAAGGCTCGCCGCAGAGCAGGACGCCATCCTTGATGCGGAAGTCGAGCCCGCTCTCGCTCACCCAGATGTCGCCGTAGACCGCATCGTGCTTCCACGGCGCAAGGGCGAGGATGGTGCGCTGGTCACCGTGCGGAACCTGACATGGCAGCGCGTTCGGCACGTCGGCCCGCGACACGCGCATGTCGAAGTCCCCGTGCACCGGGCAGCGGTACGCGTGGACTACGGTCGCGTCGATCGCGCCACGCTCGCGCATGCGGAACCCCGCTGGGTGGAGCGAGACGCGGTGCTGCGAGTTCAGGTCGCCGGTCGCGTTCGGATCGGTGAAGTTCGCGGCCGGGTCGTAGGTCGCGCCCGGCACGAACACGGTGTTCCGCGGACGGTCTACCGGGACCTCGCGCGTGATGGTCGAGTAGCGATCATCGGGCACGAGCGGCCTCCTTCTCTTGGTCGGTGGCGTCCGGCAGAACTTCGAGCAAGCGCCCCGGTCCGCGCCACCACTCGCGGATCAGCCGAACGATCTCGCCGCGCAGGCGTTGGTTCTCGACACGGAGTGCTTCGTCATCCGCCATGGCGCCATGTCCTCTGCAGCATGCCGCCGGGGAATCGGCGCTTGAACCCGCCGGTCGCGCGCGCGAGGCGGCGCTCGGCGCTGCTCATGCGGCGCGGCAGATTGATATCGGTGCGGAGGCGCATGCGCCGATGCCCGAACATCGATCGACCCGCCTCGCCTCGGTCAGGCCTCCGCAACCTCGTCTCATCCGCCATGGTCCTCGTCCTGGTGTTGTGGGTTCATCGGCGCCATCGTGCCTGTCCGGTCTGACGTTGTCACCACGATTGCGCGCTTCCGCGCGAGCGCTGCCTCCAGCTCCTCCGCCGACAGCGTGTCCAGTGCCTGGCGCCCGAGCGCGGCGATCTGCTGCTGGAACTCGTCGTCCGACATCGGGGCGCGCACGTGCGAGCGCTCGGCGATCAACCTGAGCTTGGCGTGCTCGAGCTCGAGGTTCGCGAGCGAGCGGTAGCCGTCGAAGTAGAGCCGGCAGGCGCGCACCCACTCGCGAGACGGCGGGTCAGGCTTCGCGGGGTCCGCAGCGGCCTGACCGCGCTCGAGCCGGCCCCGCAGCGTGACCAGGATCCTGGTCTGGGCCTCCGCCTCCTCGGTGAGGAAGCGGGACATCCAGCGATCGCGCTCGGGTCGGCCCACGTTACCCGCCGGTGTGCTTGCCGCGCGCCGCCGGCGACATGCGCGCCCAGACACGGTCCGCGAGCGCCGCGATCTCGACCGGATCCGTCGGTAGATCGGAAGTGGCCGCCTCGACGATCGCCGACATCGACGACCCGGCCGCGTCCGCAGCGACCGCGATCCTGCCGGCCGTCTCGCCCCTCACGCTGATGCTGTGCTTGTAACTCACGTGAACAGGCTACCGGGGGCGTGGCGCCGGCGTCAAGCGGAGCGCCGCGCGGCGGGCCGCGGCCGCCACCTGGTTGCGACGCTTGATCGCGGCAGCCGCCTCGGTGGTGCGCGCGCCCGGGCGGCCATAGGGCGGGCGGCGGCCGGTGCCGTAGCGCGCCTCGCCGTCCACGCCGGCCAGCCTCCTGGTGAGCAGAGCCCTTTGACCCTCGCGATTCACGGCCGCTCGCTCCGGCGGTTGCGCTGCGTGGTCTCCTCGGCGCTGAACGTCGCGCGCGGCGCGTCGCTGTCGACCGGGTCGGGCACCGCGTCGAGCTCGAGCAGGTCAGCTGAGGTCGCGGGGCCGCCGAGCAGGGCAATCCCGACCTCGGGCCGCAGCGCCGCATAGCGCGCTGCGGCCTCGTCGAAGTCCTGTACGCGCTCGGCGTCTCGATCGCGCGCATCCGCGCCGGCCAGAGCGGCGAACATCGGCTCGAGGTCGAGCGGCTCTCCCCGGCAGTCGGTCGGGCCCGCGACCTGCCAGAAGCACGCGGCGCAGGCGTACTCGGGGCCGCGATCTCCAGATGCTGGATGCAAACTGCCGCGGCCGGGACAGCTCGAGGGCAAGGCGGTCACGGTTTACCCTCCCGAGACGGGCCGATGTACTCGGCGATTCCGCGGATGTCGCCGGCGGCCACCGGAGACCGGCCGCACTCGGCGCGCGCGCAGCCGTACCCGTGGGCGTCGAGGCAGCGCTCCGCGCGGTCCGCCGCGGCGATGGCGGTGTCGATCTCGGCATTGGCCGCGTCGATCGCGCGGTTCCAGGACCCTGCTAGGTCGGTGGGTCGGTTGGCGTCACCCATGCCAAACCCTCGCACGGCGCCCTGACGCGAGTCCAGTTCAACCAGACATCAGGTACTTGAACGATGAGTAAGCCGTATTACGTCAAGACCTCTTGACAGCGATCTCGCCGGCCCCTCAGAGTTCCGGACGTGTTCTCCCGGACGAACGCCGCTGGATCCGGATCCCCCGACTGATACCTGCGTCCGCGATCTGCCATGTCCTCCGCATCGCGCCGGGTCCGCCGCCAGCTGGCAGCCTACGAGAGAGGCGCCAGCCTCGACTACGACGAGCAGGAGGAGCTCGCCGTGAAGGTGCGCTACGGCCTGGTCCGCGCCCAGCTCGAGGCCATGGCCGACAGCGCGCCCGCCGTCCTGCCCGAGCGCCCGCCTGTCAAGCCCCGCGCCTACCCGCCGGGGCCGCCGGCCGGCAGCGAGGCCGCGATCGCCGCCGCCGTGCGCCGGTTCGGGCGTGGATACGGCCTGGGCCGCATGTGGCGCCGATAGATCGCGCGCGTCTGCTCGTCACCGGGCCGGTGCGGAGCCTGCCCCTACCCCTCGACCAGGTGCTCGACGACGACGGTGGTGGTCGGCAGCGAGTCCTCGTCACCGTCTGGGTCCCAGTCGAGGCGGACGAGGCGCGCGTTGAACTGGCTCGCTCGCAACACAGCAAGCGCGTGGCGCGCCTCGCTCTCATCGGTGCTCGGCCCCACGCGCTCCCAGCGCGAGCCCGGCCCGGTGGTCGCCATGGTGGCGCGGGTCTCGACGTAATAGCGCGGTGCGGGGCAGTCGGTCGTGATCATGGCAGTCTCCGTGGTGGTGAGGTTGCGGTCAGTCGTCGGTATTCATGGCGGCGCTCTCCGACAGGTAGCCGGCGCGAACCGCGGCGAGCACGTCTGCGTCACGGCCCTTGGTGAGGCCAGTGCGGCGAACCTCGCCGGCGAAGCGGCGGAGCTGGTCAGGGGTCGTGGCGACGGGCGCTTCGGCAACCGAGGAGCCGTACTGTGCGGTCGAGGTCGAGCAGCCGCGCTTGTGCCCGATCGGGCCCTTGCTGAGGTAGTTGCAGCGTCCGCAGGCGCGGCACTCGATCCAGAGGTCGTCTCCACCGGCCGCGGTGCGCTCGACAATCAGGGCGGTGTTCGTCGTGGTCATGCTCCTCTGTACTGCTTCCCGCGTGCCACCCACATATCGCGCTCAACCTCTCGACCTTGCTCGACGGCGAGGAGCGCGGCCGGGCGAACCGACGCAAGATACTCACACCCCGTGAATCTGCAACGCCACACTCCGGATCCTCCCAGTCCTGAGCCTCTGGTGCTGGGCTGCCTGGGCACTGCAGGGACGGCAGCGGAACAACGTCCTGCCCCGCGCGCCGCGCCATCCGCTGCCCGGGGATCTCAGCGGCTCACCGGGACGCAATCCCAGCGCTCGAGGCTGGCGAGCTCCTCCTCGGCCTCGGTCCACTCCCTGGTCCCTGGCCCCGCCATGACGGCAGCGCGCAAGATGACGCGGCGCGTGGCGCTCTGAGCCCGAGCAAGGGCGGCGGCCATCGAATATACGGTCTGCGGTGCGATGATCATGGTCTCTCCTGGGTTGGCGATGAACGACGTGGGAATCAGCGCGGCGGATGAGCGGTCACCGCGACCAGCGCCTCGGGCGCGTCACCGCCGCCGCAGCGGACGCAGAGCCGGCGCGCGCGGGTCTCGGTGCTCGTCCTGCCCGAGTGCGGGTGAACGCGGAGGATCGACGCGGCGTGCACCACGGTCACGGTGCAGTCGACCATGCACGACTCGCAAATCATGGCGCAGCCTCGCCCAGCTCGTCCGCCAGCTGCTCGACCAGCATCGCCGCGACCTCGGAGCCGCGCTCGCCTGTGGCCCGGAGCGCTGCGGCGACCTCGCGGTAGATCGCGAGGCGTTCGGCGGGGGTCATCGCTCAGCCCCCCTGCCGGAGTGCCGCGCGATCGACGGCGGTGAGGGCCGCCTTGGCAGCGCGCTTGAGGTCCGCGTCCGGAGCGTCGCGCAGGACGCTGCGGGCCCAGAGCTCGTTGAGCGCGAGGCCCAACGAGCGGTGGGCGTGCATGCGCTGAGAGGCCTCGCGCTCGCCCTCTCCCCACTTGGCGACGTCCTGCTCGACGAGGGCGGCGATGGCGGCTTCGCGGGTGGTCGGGATGCGGTTCGTGTTCGTCATGCCCTCAATCTACTCACTCCCCGCCGAATCATCGGGTACGGGTGGGGTAGCGATGGGGTAGGGGTCGCAGATCACGAATTCCTCCGATGCTCGTCGACCGCGCGCTCCAGCGCTTCTCCCGCTGCGTTGTACCGAGCCGCGATCCCGCGCGCCTCATCATCCACGATGACCACGCCGTGGTCCGGCAGGAACACGGTCATAGCGGCACGACGCGCGTCTACCAGGGCGAGCGCTGCATCAAACACGGCCTGCTCCAGCGGCGTCATGGCAGCACCGCGCCTCGCTCGAGGATCGCGCGCAGGCTCTGGCTGCGACGGCTGAACCCTGGACCGATCTCGCCGCGCACCGTGGCCTCCAGTTCGCGGATGCGCGCGATCAGCGCGAGCGTGACCGGCGGTCCGACGCCGGGATACCAGTCGGCATCTTCCGCTCCCCATTCGCGTGCGATTCGCTCGAGTTCGTCGAGGTCGATTGTCATGGCGAACCTCCGGTGTTGCCTGTCTTGACCATGCCAGCGTTGATCGCGGCGATCGTCGGGGCCATGCGCTCGAAGTGCCGGTCGAGCTCGACATGCCGCGCCACGCTCGCGGCTACGTCGTGCCGGGTCTGCCCGGCGATGCGGCGCTCCGCCACCCGGTGAACACCGGCGGCGGTCAGGACGTTCCTGCGCGGCCGCGGCGCCGGCACTCGGCCATCCCTTGCTCGAGGGCTGTGCCGGGGCTCGGCCGGGTTGATGAGCCCCATCCGGTGCAACTTCTTGCGCATGAGCGGCGGGATCGGCGGATGCTCGCCCGCGGCCAGGCGCTCGAGCACGGCCCAGTGCAGGTCGTTGAGCACGTCGTTCGGCGCGGTCATGAAGCCTCCTGCGTCGCGAGCACCTTGCAGCGGGGGCAGGCCCACGCGCCATCGCGCAGAAGCCAGCCCGAGGGCAGCATCGTCTTGCGGATCGACGCCGGGCATCCGGGTGTCCCGCACTGGATCACCTCGGGCAGCGGTCGGATCGTAGCCTCGGGGGCGCGGTGCGCGGCGAGGATCTTGTCGAGCGTCGAGATGAGCTCGGGAATCTGCGGCAGGAAGTCGAACCGCGCCATCACCGCACGCGTCGTCTCGATCCGCTCCAGATCCTCCGGCCCGAGCCCGTACGGCACCGGGCACACGTGGCCGGGCGCGGGCGCGGTCAGCTGCGCGGCGACGCGGGTCGCGATGTCCTCGATGTGGCGCTGCGCGAATTCGGCGCCGCTGAGATCGGATACCCGAGCGAACGCCTCGCGCACCACCGCCCGCACCCGGTCCGCGCTGTCAGGAGACAGCACCACGAGCGCGGCGGCGCGTCCAGCGATGGCATCGGCGACCGCTTCCGTTGTCGCGCTGCTCAAGCCGGCGCCGAGATAACCGCCGATGATCTTGATCGCGTATGCGCGCACGTCCGCCCGCACATCCGCGCTGGCGGTCGGGGCTGCGGCCTCGGGGATCGGAGGAAGATCATCCTGGCGCTCGGTCTCGCGCCGGTTGCGGATCGCGAGCTCGCGTTGGAGGTCGCTGACTCGCAGCGCCCATGCGCGCGCCGCGAACGGGTCAGGGTGCCCGCGCGCTACGAGAGCGGCGTCCAGGATGCGGACCAACGCGGCGGTGTCGAGCATGGTCAGGTTCGCCTGGTCGAATCGGGATTCGCGGTCGGGGTTCGTCACGAATGTCCTCCTGCGGGGTCGAACCCCTTCGATGGATACGCGCGGTCCTCAAGACGGAGCTCCGCGTTGACCGCGGCGGCCGGGCGGCCGGCGACCGCCAGCGCTACCCGGTCGAGCGGCGACTGGATGCCCCGGCGCTCGGCGATGAGCTCGCGCGCCAGCTGGCTGTTCACGCCGGCGACGATCTGCTCGATCGACTGCGGCCCGATCGCCATGACGCCGAGGGCCCGCAGCGCGATCGCATGCCACAGCGCGGCGTCGACCTCGGCCTGCTCGCGCTCCTCCAGTGCCCGCTCGAGGGCCCGGAGCGTCACCTGGTGCTCGTAGCGCTCGGCGAGCAGGGCCGCGTCTCCGGTGAGCGGCAGGGTGATGTCGGTGTCGGTCACTTGCGGTCTCCTTGCAATGCGGGCACGACGTCCACGCGGCAGCCCTCTGGATTTGCTCGCTCGGCGAGCCCACGCCAGTAGTCGGCATCCGAATACAGATCCCATATCAAGGTTGATTTGTAGTCATCGCCTCGGAAGGTCGACCTGTCGGGCCTGGTCCACCGCAGTGTCCATGGGCCTTGCCGCGGCGGCGACCACAGCGGTACGGGGATGCGTTCTAGCTTCACTGGCCACCTCGCAACCTGCTGCGGATCACCGCGGCCAGTTCCACTCGCGGAATCGGTGGCCAGTCGCGCGGCTGGGTCTCCAGCGTGTGGGCCAGTGCCTCGAAGCGGGCGATCGCCTGGTTCGAGCGCCGCGCGATCAGGCGCCCGCACAGAACGCCGGCGATGAACGCGGCGCCGGTGATAGCGAGCCACATCAGGGTCAGGTGGTACATGGCTATGCAGCCTCCTTGTGCTGCTTCGCCCAGCAGTCGTCACAGTGATTGGGCATGTCGTCCGCGGCGCCAAAGCACCACGGCACACGGCGCCGACATCCGACGCAGCGGTAGCGCCTGCGCTTCGGCGCGCCGTGCTTGTCCTGGCAGATCGAGCCTCCGCACATGCACTTTGGGGTAAGGTGGTACATACTACTTGCCTCCCTTCGAGGGGCCATGGTGAGAGAGCAGTCCGCTGCGCAGCGTCGCGACCTCGCGACCGCATTCAGCACAGCGAGCGCGCGTGAAGCGTCCAGTCGCGGAGTTCACCGGGGCGCCGCGCGCCTCGCTCGGGTGCGGCTGCGTCCCGCTGCCCATGCAGTAGACGCGACCCCGCTTGCGGTACGTCCGACCGTTCATAGCTACACGATCTCCTGGACTTCCACGCGGCCCCGCTGGACCCCGCGCTGCACGGTCTCGCGCGCGGCGCGGAGGTCGTGCTCGGCGGCGTCCGCGCCGGGCTCCGAGTAGTCGATGGCCTCGCGGATGTTGTCCGACCAGCCTTGGCCGTCGTGCCCGTTCGTGGGGCCGCACCAGTAGACCGCATCGGAGTCGTGCCCGTCGCCGCGGGTGTCCCAGACGATGAGGATCACGACGCACCGCCGCGCAGCGCATACGTCTCTTCGCCAGTGAGCGCGCGCTCGACGTCGCGGGGCACCACGTTGACGATACCGCGCGGGATCGGCGCCACAATGTGGACGCGAAGGCTCGGCGGGTGCGTGCCGCCAACGCGCTTCACCTCGCCGTCGCCGAGTCGCGTCCGAACCCACATGCCGACCTTGAGCTTCTTGATCGTCACGGTTCACCAGCCCATCGCGTCGTTGTAGCCGTCGCAGCCGAACGCCATGCCGGCCTGCGTCGCCTGCTCGCGCTGCCAGTCCGCATCGCTGCCGGTGCGCTCGCGGCGGTGGCGACGCTGCGTCGCCTGGTCGGGGTTCGCGCTGACCTCATGGACGTCGGGCCCGTCGAGCATGACGTGCTCCCAGTCGTAGCCGCACGCTTTGGCGAGCTGGCCCTCGGTCGGGAACATGACGAGCGCGCGGTAGCAGGCGATCGCCTCCTCGCGCGTCGCGAACTCGTCGCCCGTCCAGCAGTCGTCGTTGTCGGTGGTGTCGGGGTTCGATCCCCACAGCGTGACGCTGTACGGCTTGGCCGCGAGATCGAGTTTGAACTCCGCGCGCTGCGTGCTGGTCAGGTTCGTCATGCCCTCCATCACTGCTCGCGGCGTGCCAGAGCGCCCACCCCAGGATCACGCGCGCAACTCCTTTGATTCTCGGGCTCGAATTGATGACGCGCTGCTCGGCCTCAGTCCGGAGTGACGCACCGCTTTCACACCCCCGGATACGAGTCGCAACACTCCGGAGGTTCCGGACCGTTGCCGGGTCGCGTGTCGTCGCGAGTTTGCGCGCGAAATCGAGGTGGCATGGAGGATGCTGTAGAGATGGACATGACGAACCTCCGAGACCTCGCCCTGAACCCCCGCGCCGTCGCGATTCTCGTCGCCCTGCGCAAGGGACCGCGCTCGACCGGATCTCTCGCCGACGCGATCGGTGACGAGCTCCGCGCGCAGACCAAGGAGCTGTGCCGCCTCCTCGCCGCTGGCGTCGACGGCTATCGTCTGCTCGCCGAGTACCCGCCCGACCCTGCCGGGACCGGGCTCGCCAACCGCGACCTGTGGGGCCTGACCCACGACGGGCTGGGCTGGCTCCAGCTGCAGGGCCTGGACGCGAGCGAGAGCGCCAAGCAGGCGCTGTACGCCGCGACCGACGCGCAGGCGGTGCGGTGATGTTCGTCGTTCACGCTGACTGGAATGTCGGGGGCGCAGCCTACGAGGAGCGTGCACGCCTCGCGAGCGCCGACCCGACCCACGAGTACCTCGTCGAGGAGAGGCCGGGTCCGGTGTCGCCGATGCGCGAGTACCGCATCGTGAAGCGTCCGGCGGTGCGGCCGTGACCCACAAGACCAGCGAAGTCCTCGCCTTCGCGCGCGGCGCCCGCGAGCGCTACGAGACCGCGGTCAACGACGAGGCCCGCGGGGTCGGCCGGTCGCCGCGGCAGTGGCGGCTGATCGCGGTCGACCTCCGGCTTGCGGGTGACGCGCAGTTCGGCCTGCTGCGCGACGGCCATGCCGGGCGCCCCGACAGCGAGGCGCCGCTCCTGACCACCGGCATCGTGGATGAGGCGTGGGCCCGGGCGAGGGACGCGGAGGAGCGCGCCCAGATGGCGGCACGGATGGACGCGGACGTTGCCCGGGCGGGGAGCTGACCCATGGCCGACCTCACCCGCGAGCTCGAGGCCAGCCTCCCGGGCCACACCGACGCCGCGGTCGACTATGGGCGCGCCGCGGTGGCGGCCGACCAGATCCGGCGCGCGGTCGAGCTCCTGCAGACCGCACAGCACGCGCTCGCTGTGACCCCTGGCGCGGGCCACACGGGTGCCGCGGTGCAGGAGGCGCTGTCCCATGCCCGAGTCGCCCACGTGCGCGCCGCGCAGCTCCTGACGCGTCTGGCGCGGCGGACCTAGACCGCGCCGATCGCCGCTAGCGCCTCGGCCGGCGTCCGCACGATCGCAGGCGACGGTCCCTTCCACGCGTCCCACCACGCCGCCTGCGCGGCCGTCATGTCGCCGCGCCCGCCCTTGTGCTTGAGGCTCCGACCCGGCTGGTAGGCGCCGCGCGCGGTGAGCGGCATCTTGACCTCGAGCAGCCACATCCGGCCCTGCCATCCGACAAGCAGGTCCGGCACGCCTTCGGTGCTCAGGCGCTGGACGATCGCGCCCACAGCCTCGAGCGCCCGCACGATCTCAGGTTCCGATTCGTCGCGCTTCGCCGCGCGCCAGATCACGCCGCCTCCGACCGCATGGTCCAGTGCTGCCACGCCCGGCGCCCGCAGCGAGTACAGCGGTCCGCCGCGGGATCCGGCGGAGACCACTTCGCGCCGCGCTCGCGCGGGACCGTGGGCGCGACCGGCGGGAAGATCCCAGGCTCGAGGTCTGGACAGAACAAGCTCACGTGCCCGATCCCTTGGCGGTCGCGAACCGGATGATGACTCCATGCGGCGGTATCTCCGCCGGAGCGCTCCACCCATTGCCGATGTTAACTTGGAGCGTCATGCCCTCCGCGCCGGCCGCGCCGAGCATCGCGACCGCGTGCGCCTCGAGTAGCTTGACGATCTCGGCCTGGTTCATCACCGCCTCGGTGCGCACCTCGATCGCGCCGGGCTTGGGCTTGTTGGGGCCGCGGGTGCGGCGCTTGCCGGGCGGGGTAACGCGGACGGCGGTCTCGTCGTTCGGTGCTGGTCTGGTCATCGGCTACTCGTCCTTCTTTGCCTTCTTGGGGTTGAGCTTGCTCTTGCGCTTCTTGAGCACCGACTCGCGGGTCACGTCCTGGAGCACGCCGCTCGCGTCCTCGTACGTGTAGACCTCGAGCTTGTGCTCGACGAGGAGCGCCTGAATCTCGGCCCACTGCTCCGCGACCTTGTCGCTCATCGCGGTGCGCTTGCCTGCGAGCTTGTCGCGCTCTAGGCACTTGTCCTCGATGGCCTCGATGATCTTGCGCTTCGCTGCCTGCAGGATGCCGGGTAGTCCGGGTTGCTCTTTTGCCATGGTGCTGTGTCCCTTTTCTGGTTCAGGTCGCGTGGATGCTGCCGAATGCGCCGACGAGCGTTATCTTGAGGCCACCGGCACCGAGTTCCTGCTCGAGGCGGCACACTTCGACCTCGGCGCCATCGGCGAGCGCCTTCATGTACTCGTCGTGCGTGATCACGCCCTTGGCGATAAGCAGTTCGACGAGCGAAGCGTGGTCGCGCATCGCGCAGTTGATCCCGATGCGGCTCTGCGGGTGCTCGCCGAGCTTGGCGGCAACCAGCTTGGAGCCGGCTTGGATGCAGTGGACGGCTCGCATGTATCGGTCCTGGTCGGTCACGTCGCTGCCTTTCGTCGGTTCGGTTTCTCGTCGTGGGTGTCGGGTCAGTCCTCGACGGGCTCGTAGGTCGCGGCGAAGATGTCGGGCTTGCAGGGGTACAGCTCGCCCTTGACGCCGCGGATGATCCAGTCGCCGGCTCCTCCGACCATCTCGCCCTCCAGCGTCTTGATCTGCACAGAGTGCTCGCCGACCTGCATTGCGCCGGACTCGAATGCCTCGGTCGCCCACGCCGGCCACAGCGACTTGCGCTGAAAGAACTCGGCGATCAGGTCGCTAACCTGAACAGCCTCGATGACCACTGGCTTCTTGCGGAATTTCACGTTGCTCTCCTTCGCTGTCGGTTGGATTTCTCGTCGTGGGTGTCGTCGGTCGGTCCGGGTCTCGACGGCGGCGCCCGCTGGCCGTCGCCGAACCGCTTCACGAGCTCGGCGGTCGGGAGGCTCGATGGGCTCTTGGCGAGCTCGATCGCGGCCGCCTCGGGGTTCGCGCCGACGCGCGCCGCGAGCGCCAGGATCTCGGCGCGGTCCTCGGGCGAGAGCACCGGATCGGGCGGCGGGGGTTCGGGCCGCTTGGGCGGAGGCGCCGGCGGAAGCGGATCGCCACGCGCGGGACCTCGCCGGCGCGCGGCCGCGCCCGGCGTCCAGGCTCGCGCCGTTCGCCATCCGCCGGGTGTGAACGCCTTCTCGGCGAGCCACTCGACGGAGCGCTCCTCGCGCGCCTGGGCGATCAGGTTCGCGACGATGCGGTCGCACACCGCCGGCGCGTCCGCGCCTTCCTCGCGCACTCGATCGCGCGCGTCGCGGGTCCGCTCGCTCGACCCCGGGTTGACCGCGGGGAAGGGCAGCGGCGCCGGGAGCTTGAGCTCGGCGGAGACCCGGATCAGCGCGTCCGAGACCCGGCGGTAGGTCGCCTCGGCGAGCCGGCCGATCGCCATCGGGTCACGTACCGGGTCGTAGGCCACCGGGTTGGGTGCTGGGCTACGGGGGATCGCGCACGCGGAGGGAGAGTTCTTCTCTTCTTCCGGAATCCGGAATCCGGAGGCTGGTGGAGGTCCGGCGATCGCTGGTGGATCGCTGGTGGCGCTGGTGGATCGCTGGTCAGTCGCTGGCGGGTCGCTGGTGCCGGCTGGTCCGAACCTACCCCGCGGTCCGCGCCCGGATTGACGCACCTGCTCTGCTCTGGCCAGACCACCAGCGGCCGCACGTGTCGAGAGCGGCTCGTACCATCCGAAGCGGTCCGTGTCGCCGCCGGTCAGCCCGCCGCCCAGCACGCGGATCGCGCCCCCGGGAAGCCGCTCGCCCAGTGCGGCATCGACCAGCAGCCGTTCGCCCTCGAGCCCCAGGTGGATCCGAATCTCCGCTGGCGGCGGTCGGTCGGTCTGCAACGCGGTGCAGCGCGACCAGAGCTCGACCATGCGCCAGCACGCCTCCGGGCGCGACCAGCCGGCGAGCTGCGCCAGCAGGTCGAAGCGCCGGTCGCTGTGCATCTCGTGGTGCACCGTGCAGTTGGCGTAGCGCTCCCCCATCAGTGCCCCGGCGCCAGCCGCCCTGTGACCCTGATCCGCGACGCGGCGAGGCTCTCCTGCGGGAACATCCGACACCAGGCCGTGCGCACCGCGCCCTCGCTGCAGCCGTGGAGATCCGCCGCGACCTGTGGGCTCGCCGTCGGGTTGCTCCGGAGCCAGAGTGCGGCCCGCTGCGTCTTGCCTGTGGTTCCTCGGCCGCGCGGCCTGCTCATGCGGCCCGCCGCGGCTCGAACCCCTTGATCTTCATGCGGACCACGTCAGTGACAGCGGTCCCGGTATCTCTCGCGATCGCCTCGAGTTCACGGCACTCCGCCTCGGGCACGGTGATCACGATCCTGCACTTACCGTTCACGGCTTTGATGGCCATGACACATCGGTAACTCCAGCGAGGATCTCGCGTCAATCCGGAACGGTGACAAAATCGCTCAGGGGAGATCTCCTCAGCCCTCGCCGCCCAGATCCCGGTACCCGAACTCGGCCATGTCGCGCTCCAGCTGGCGGAGCGGCAGGCGCTGCATCCGGCGCACGACCGCGCGGCGCCGCGAGGCGCGGACCTCGGCCGGCTCGAGCGCAGCGCGGTCGTGCAGCTCGCCGAGGGTCACCCTTCGTCCTTGATCTGCCAGCGCTCGATCGGCTTGCCGCCGGCCTTGCGCACCGCGCCGCGGAGGCTCAGCCGCTGCTTCTTGAGCTCGGCAACCTCCTTGGCCAGAGCCGCCTTCTCCTCGCGCAGGTGTTCGAGCTGGTCGGCGAAGTGCCGTTCCTCGCGTGCGAATTCGCGCAGCACCTGGAGAGGATCGAGCGGCACCCCGCAGTCCGCGCACTCGACCACCGCGGAGTGCATGTCGACCTCGATGTGCAGGTGCAGCTTGCACTTACCATCGAAGTACGACGGCTTCTTGACGCGCGTAGCGGTCGGGACCTGGTACTGATGCCGAGACGCGTACAGGTGCTCGAGCTCCAGCAACCGCGCCTTCATCGCCTTGAACTGGCGCCGGATCCCGACGTCGCTCTCGTCGTCGGTGACGATGGACGGCGGTCGCTGGTCGATCGGGATGTTCACAGAATCCCGTCGCCATGGTCGATCCTCAGTTCCTCGTATGGGTCCGCGCCGCCCGCCGGTGTGAGGTGGTGCTCGGCCGAGAACTCGGCCGGCGCCTTCGTTCGCCGTTCCACAAGCCCGCCACACCCGTCGTGTTGGTACTCCTCGAAATCGTCATACCGCGCCATGGTCTTCCCGCATGCCGTGCAAGCGAAGTCGGATGGACCGGGCCGGGTCTGCTCGGGCTCCAGTCGGTCTGCGAGTCCCTGCGCCTGCAGGATCGTGCGCTGCGCCTCGATCCCGTCGAGGAACTTGCGCACGGCCAGCATCTCCACGCGATCGCACAGCCCCAGGCGCATGATCGTGTCGTCGAGTAGTTCGCGGAGGGTCATCATCGATCCAGTCTCCATGTCTCGCCGGTCGAGAACGAGACCAAGGTCCAGCAATAAAGGTGTTCCGGGCCGGGCCAGCCGAACAAGCGGTGCCAGCAGGTGAGGGCGTTCAAGCTGCACGCTCCTGCTTCGGCAGCGGGCCGAGGAACGTGAGCAGGTCGGTGCGGAGCGCCTTCGCGACCGCGGAGAGCTTGCAAACCCCGAGGTCGTGCTGCTCGCCGCACTCGAGGTAGCTGAGGGTCTGCTTCGAGACGCCGCTCGCGTCGGCAACTTCCTGCAGCGTGAGGCCGCTGCGCGCGCGCCAGGCCGCGAGGCGGCCGGCAAGGTCAACGTTCGGTGTGCCCATGCGGACAACCTCTCACGCTCTTCCGGAGTGAGTCAAGGGCGCACTTTCGAGATTGACAACGGAGCGCGCCCTGCTGTAGTTGTCGAAGCATGGAAACCGCACATGACAACATCGCTGGGCAGCCAGCACCGAAGCAGCGCATCGATGATCTCCCCACGATCGTCGCCGATCTGATCGCCGCATTCGACGCGCGAGGCTTCGCGGCCGAGGTCATGATCAGGATCGTGTTTCCCGGAGGCAATGGCGAGATCTCCATGCACGGGCGAAGCGCTGCGCTGATCGCGGGTGGCGGATGACCGACATCGAACGCATCCTCGCGCTCTGCCAGACCTTCATCGACGAGGCCCAGCACCAGATCGACGAGCTAGGGGAAGCGGGCGCGCACGAGGCGGTGACCCGCGCCAAGGTCTGCGCGCAGATCATCGGCCAGATCGCGCTCCTGCCCGCGGTGACCTCGCCCGAGCGCATCCCGCCGGCGGTGCGCAGGGAGCTGGACGACTATGCGAGCGTCGGGGCCCGGCCTTCTCCCGTGGTTCGCATGATCTTGGAGGGCGATCTCTACGGCGCGTTCGCGCTCGCCGACCATCACCACTTCGAGTCCGACCTGTTCGGGCTCTCGGACGTTCCCGCCACGCTCGAGGCGATGCTCGTGATGCCCGCGGTCGTCGCGTACATCCGCGAGGCGCTGCACGCGTCGATCTATGGTAGCCCCGAGGCGGTCACGCGGTGGATGGGGAGGCCGCGCACATGAGCCGGCCGCCGAAGCACCCAGAAGACGCGATCGGCGATGGCGAGGCGATCGTGAAGGCCGCGGCGCGGTTCGCGAAGTGGAAGGCCCGACGTGCACTCGCGATCGACGCGCTCGTCCTGACCCACTCCGACGAGGACGCGGAGCAGCTGCTGGCGGTCCTACGAGAGGAGTTCTGGACCCTATGACGATCTCCATCGTCATACAGAGCGCCAACACCGCGACGGTGACGCGCACGCCATGCTGGCTCGCGCGCTGGCTGCTCGGCCGCGAGGAGAGCACGCGCGCGGTCTCCCTCGGACCGCTTCACGGCTGGTTCTACGATGACACCGACGTGTCCGTCGACCCGCGCGTAGATGATGCCATCGACCGGGCGCTGACCCTGCGCGCGCTCGCCGAGAGGCAAGCCAGGACGGCGAGGAGGTGAACGAACTACCACCGGCCCGCGTTCTCGAGGTGACCCCGGACGCCTACCACAAGCTCCCCGGGTTCAGCGCGAGCCTCGCGAAGATCTCCGTGCGGCAGTCGATCGCACATGCGAAGGATGCGCACGATCGCCACCTGGAGCACCTCGCCGACGAGGGCATGGACCCCGACGAGGACATGCCGGCCGACAAACGCAAGCGGCTGGACGGCGGCAGCATCGACCACGCGCTGATCCTAGGGGTCGGCAAGCGGGTGGACCCGATCCCGGAGGGCCTGCTCGCGAGCAACGGGGCGCTCTCCACGAAGGATGCGAAGGCGTTCGCGGCCGCCGCGCGCGCTGCCGGCCGGATCCCCGTCAAGGAGGAGGATCTGGAGATTCACCAGAAGATCGCGGACGCGGTCCGGTCGCGTATCGCCGCCGCCGGTCACATCCTCGACGGTCGCAGCGAGTTCGCGGTCGAGTGGTGGGAAGCGACGCCGCACGGCCCGGTGATGTGCCGGTGCATGATGGACCACGTCGTGTGCTGGGGGACGACGCTCCCCGGCGACGCTCTGGGGGCCGACCCCGTGTCACATATCGCCGGTGTCGCGCCCGGCGCGATCATCTACGAGCTCAAGATGGTCGGCGACGCGCACCCGGAGAGGTGTCAGCGCACGGCCGAGAACCTCGGCTACGGGATCGCGGCCGCGGCGTACCCGCGCGCGCTCGCCGCGCTGTACCCCCGGCTCGCGGGCCGCATCACGCACCAGTTCCTGTTCTGCGAGACGCGCCGGCCGTACGCCCTGTGGGACCCCCCGCGGCTGTCTGGCGCGTTCCGAGAGCTCGGCGAGCGGCGCTGGCTCCGCGCGGTCTACGCGTGGGCCGAACTCCAGGTCACCGGCAAGGCGCCAAGCTACCGCGAGCAGGGTTACGACGAAATCACGGCGCCGATGTGGACGTTGCGCAACGAGGGCTTCGCGCCCGAGGAGATGTAATGCAGACTGAGATGACCGAGGGGGAACTTGCCGTGTGGCGCGCGACGTTCGCGGCTGCGTGGGTCGAATTCATCGACCATCATCGTCGTTCGTCAGATGATCTAGTCGCTGACCGATGCGGCGTGACCGCGGATCGCGCTGTCGCTGCGCTGCGTGTGATCGCCTCGCGGTTTCCGGGTGGTTGCTCACCAGCTCTCAGCGCCAGGCAGGCGACCCGATGACCCGCACCTTCGAGAGCGGACCCGCGCGGCGCGCGCGCATGCCGCTGATGCTCGCGATCGTCGGCGCTTCGGGCTCCGGCAAGACGCTGTCCGCGATCCTGCTCGCCGAGGGCATCCAGCGCGTCCAGCCGGGGCCGATCGTGGTGATCGACACCGAGTCCCTGCGCGCCCTCAAGCACAGCGACGGAAACCCCGACCGATTCGTCCATGTCCCATTCGCGCCTCCGTTCGGGCCGCTCGACTACATCGACGCCATCAAGCACGCGCTCAAGCACCAGCCCTCGACGATCATCATCGACAGCATGACCCACGAGCACGACGGCGAGGGCGGCGTACTCGACCAGCACGACACCGTGGTCGCGGAGAAAGGGCGCAGCCACGACCAGATCGCGTGGAAGAAGCCCAAGGGCGACCGCACGAAGCTAAAGCACTTCATCCTGCAGCAGCGCTGCAACTGGATCTTCTGCTTCCGCGCCAAGGAAAAGATCAAGCCGGTGAAGGGCGGGGAGCCCGAGGATCTCGGCTGGCAACCGCTCGGCGACGACAGCCTGATCTACGAGATGGACCTGTGCGCGCTGCTCTACCCTGGGGTCGACGGTCGACCGAAGTGGAAGTCTCCGCGCCTCCACGAGCAGGAGATGATGAAGTGCCCGGACTGGTGGCGGGCGATGTTCGCCAAGGAGCCGCAGCTGAACCCGGACATCGGCGAGCAGCTCGCGCGGTGGGCCATGGGCGGCGATGTCGGCGCCCCATCGGCTACCGCGACGTCAAGCCGTGGAACATCGCCCGCGCCGGCCAGGCCGGTCGACGACCTGATCGCGCGCTTCGACGCGTGCACGCTGCCCGAGGTCCTCGAGCAGCTGAAGGAAGAGACCCGCCGCGCGTGGGACTCGCTGCCCAAGGGCGACGCGCGCACCCGGGTCAAGCGCGCGAGCGAGGCGGCGGACGCTCGGATCGACGCGATGATGGGCGGGGGTGCCGCCGCCCCATGAGGTTTGGCGACGCGTCGCATCGCCGGGACGGGCGCCGTGCGACGCGTGACAAGAGCCGGGCGCGGGAACCCCGGCGCCGAAGATCAAAGCCCGTCCCCCGCGTTGTGCGGGGTGCTTGCCGGTGATGGAAGGTACGACGATCGTGGTGGCCACCCCACCTCCCCCTGCCTCGATCGTCCGCGGGTTCGACGCCCGCCACCCGGCACGGAGGACAACTTGGAGATCGACATCGAATTCACCGACCACGGCACCGGGATCCGGCACCGATTCCCGGATCGACAGCCGGCGCCGGTACGTCGCCCGGACGTGTACCGCCTGCTCTCCACGGGGCCGTTCCTCGCGGGCTTCGACGAGGGGCTCTACAGCGTGCGCGACGCCGCGCCGAAGTGCGTGCCCCGCGTCCGGCTCACCACGTGGGTGTTCTGATGGCGGCGAACAACAAGTTCCACCTCCACGCCGAGAACCGGCGTCCGATGGGCGGCCACCGCAAAGGCGACGCGCCGACGGTGCTCCAGGGCCTGTGGCGCACCTGCTGCCAGTCGAGCGATGAGCACAGGTTCGACTGCACGGCCGTCCCACCCGAGAAGCGCGGCGCGGGGCCGGTGCGCCAGCGCGGAAAGGTCGTGCATCGATGACCGAGCACCGACACCCCCGTTGCGTCACACCGCCGCGCGGCTTCGCGCCAACCGACGCGCAGACGATCGCCGAGCTTCGCCGCGAGGTGGACGATCTGAGGCTCCAGCATGAAGCGGTGGTCGCCGACCGCGACGCCCTGCTGCAGGCCTGGAGCCGCGCCACCGAGGCGCTGGGCCTGCCCGAAGGCCACGAGGTCGACAAGGTGATCGCCGAGCTCGAGGGCAAGCGCTGCATCAGCGGCGACGCCTGCGAGTGCCTCGAGTGCGAGGTCAGGCTCCTGCGTCGCCTGCGCAACTCCGACCGGACCGAGTGGATGACGACCTACGAGACCATGCGCGCCGAGCTCGCGCGCCTGGTCGAGGAGCTCTCGCACGCCACCGCCGCCGAGGGTGACTGGCTCAGCAAGGCGAGCCGGATGATGTGCGCCACGATGCTTGGCGATCGCGATGCCCTGCGCGCCAAGGTCCGCGACCTCGAGGCCTGGGGGCATAACGAGGTCCAGCGCGCGAACGATACGGCGGACCACATCATCGCAGAACGCGACGCCCGGATCGCGGAACTCGATAAGCTGGTCGACGAGCACCGCCACGAGGACGTCGGCCCGTTCGCGGACGGCGAGCTCTCGCCCGAGCGTGCGGACGGGTTCCGCCTGCACCTCGCGACCTGCGAGGCGTGCCAGGCCGCGCACCTGGGGATCGTGCAGCAGAAGGCGATCTTGAGCACCGGCGGGCCGAAGGGAGGCGACCATGGGTGAGACCGCAATGACAGGTCCAAGGTATCGCCGCGCTCGCGAACTCGCCGGACTGTCGATCGGCCAGGCCGCCGACCGGATGGGCTGGACGTCTGGGGCGAGGACTCTGCGCCGGATCGAAGAGGGCAAGCAGAAGCCGATCTCGGAGGTCGAACGGCGCATGGCCGACGTCTATGGTTGCTCGCTGGAGTGGCTCCGTGGCGCGCATGTCGAGTTGTCGTCCGACGTGAAGGCGCTACTCGACCACGTCGGTGAGATGAGCTTCGCTGATCGCGACGCACTCGAAGAGGCGCTAAAATCGATCGGCACGCGGACTGAGCCCGGAACGGACCCCGTACATCGCTGCAGGACGATCGATGTTATGCCGGGGCGCAGGCGATGACCCGCTGGCCGCGTTTCCTCGGCCCCGGCTGGTTGCTCGCATACGCGGTCAGCGGCTGTCTGTGGATGGCGATCTTCGAGGTCACGCCGATCCCGCTGATCATCGCCGTCGCGTCGGCCGGCACGCTCGGGATCGTGGCGCTCGCGAACTGGATCAGCAGCGGGCACCCGTTCCCGCCGGAAAAGCGATGACGCCGCTGGTCGCCGCGCTGTTCCTCCGCCTGCTGCTCAGGCACCTGTGGCGCGCGAAGGCACTCCACTACCGCCAGTTCTCCGCCGACGCCGGGAAGTGCCCGACGTGCCGCGACCCCATCGCCGGACTGGCGCCGCTGCCGCCGGGCGAGCATCGCGCGCGCCCGTGGGCGTACTGCGAGACCTGCAGAGCGGACGACCGCGATCGCAAGGCGGAGGTCCGCCTGCGCAAGGGCATGACGCCACGCCGGACAGGGATATCGGCGTCCCCGTGACGGCGCGTGCTACGCGTCGCGACGGGGCCATCGACAACGGGCAGGGCCCAGCCCGAGGAGAGAGACGATGAAGACGATAGCGATGATGATTCTGGTGTGCGCGATGGGATGCGCGGTGGGCGAGACGGTCGGAACAGCGACCAGCGAGCAGGGCTTGGACTGCGGGGACAACTGCGACCCTGGGGGTGCTCAGGCTCTGATTTCCAATATCGTTGGGGGTTACGGCTTCAGCCTGTTTCCCGGTGGCAGTCCGTATCTGACCTCAGATATTACGTGCCATACCGTGAATCACGTCACGTCGTGCACCGCCGGATTCCACGCATGCACCGATCAGGGATGCGGGACGTATCAGGCGACCTGTGACTCTCTCGGTCCACAGGACTGCTGGTACTACTGGAACTAGCGCTGCTACAGCCCCGACTGCCCGCGTGGGCGGCGCTGGACGCGAGTCCGGTCGGGGCACCATGGGCGGGATTGGCCGCCCAGATGAAGGAGAGAGACGATGAGGACGATGATTCTGATTGCGATGTGTGCAGCGATGACAGCGTGCGCGGTCGAAGATCCCAAGGCGGCGCCGACCGCGACCCACGAGCAGAGCTTGATCTGCGACCCTTGCGACCCGGGGAACTTTCAGCAGCTCGTGAACGCGATGGTCGGCGCCGGTAGCGCGGTGGGTAGCCCGGTGGGGCCACCCTACTGCCACGTCGTGCACGGACACGATGACAGTGGAGATATCGTGTACTGGAACGAGTGCACGAATCACTATCAGAACCAGTTCCTGCGATATCTGGTCGACTGCGCCGATCTGGATGGGGAGCCGAACTGCGCCATACTGGAGTGCGGCTCGCCGATCGCTCCGACCTGCTAATCGTTCTCGCGGGCGACGCGTCAGGCTTTGACCCGAAGCATCGCCGTCCGGTGCGCCGGCTTGGGCCAGCGCGCGTCGTGGTCGGTCATGCCGGCGCCGGTCCCGCGGATAATCCCGGGGTGTCGACCCGGCGGGCCGCAGCACTCGACGGTGTCGAGGAGCGTCCAGTCCGGGTGCTCGACGTCCCACTCGAGGCACCGCGAGACGCGGACCACGATCTTGACGTGGCCGATCCAGGGCTGCTCGTGTCCCGGCAGGTGAATCGTCGGGTAGAGGATCAGGCACCCTGGCGCAGGCGTGGCCACGCGCTCGAACAGATCGCCGGCGTGGTCCGCGTCCTCGATCGCGCTGTTGCAGTTCAGGTCGTCCGATACCGTGGCCCAGGCTCCGTGGTTGAAGCCGGGCCGGTGGCGCGGCACGCCGTAGCACTCGCAGAACGCGAACCCGAAGCAGTCGCGCGGCGCCTCGCCGGTCGAATCGATGTCGCCGGTGCCAAGCTGGTAGACGCCATGCCCGACCGCGGCGAGCGCGCGGGCGACCGCCGCATCGGCGGTGTAGAGCGGGCGCGGTCCGGCCGACGCCATCACTGGTCGCCGGCCGAGGTGTGCCACGTCGCGCCGCCGACCTTGCCGCGGTAGTCCTCGAGCTCGACGCGGCCCGGTGGTGGCGCAGGGTTAGCGGCGAGGCCGGAAGCGGACGGCTGGATCGCCTTGGCCGCCGCCGCGACCATGTCGACGAACATGCATCCGCCCAGCGTCACGCCCTTGGCGATGGCGTCCGTCTCGACGCATGGCCAGCTGATCCCGGTCGCGGTCATGCACTTCGCGCGCTCCGCCGCCGTCAGGTTGACGACCGCGACCAGCGTGGCGAGGTCGAGCGCCGGTGTGGCGCCGACCGTCTGAGCAGTGCAGTTGACCAGCGAGACCTTGGCCGTGGTCGCGGCGGTGGCGCGCTCGGCGGGCGTGCAGCCGGGGGCCAGCGCGAGACCAGCTCCGGTGATGCCGAGCAGCACGACAACCAGCATCGCGGCGGTCCCGGTGCCGGGCGCCTTGGCCACCGCGAGCGGCGCTGGAGCGACGCCCTTGACGACGACGCGGCCCTCATCGATCGCCGCGGCCCACTTCTCCAACGTCGCGCTGTGGCGCCGCGCGGCGAGCGCATGGAGCACGTATGAACCGGCGGTAGCGGCGGCGAGGAGCACGCCGATCCAGAAGTTCCAGTCGAAGGGCGCAGCGGTCGCGATCGGCGCGACGGCTTGCGCGGCGTGGGCGATCCGGGTGAGCAGCACGACGACGCTTGCGACGACGGCGAGAGCAACGGCGGCCTGGGGCAGGGTGTCACGGATTCGAGACGAGAGCATGATTCGGTCCTTTCACTTCGTGGGTTCGGTTCCGGCGTCAGGTGGCGTCTTGGGTTCGGCGGGCAGGAAGCAGCTGCAGGCACCCTGGTAACAGTACGTGCACCCGTTGCTGTTGTGGTTGCACTCGGAGCTGCTCTGGCACTGGAAGCTCGGGTCCTCTTGCGCTAGCGCCCTTGTAGGCGTCCTCGGGCATGCCGCGAGCAGGAGGAGCAGCGCGACTGCGATCCTCATGGCCCACCTACCGCGACGGTGCCGCGCGCGTCGAGCCCGGCATGCCGCAGCAGCTCGTGGACGTAACCCTCGAGCAGGTTGAGCCGGAACTGGATCGATTCGGTGGTGGCCTCGGACCGACCGGCCGCGCGCTCGCTCGTCGAGACCCGGTCGATCATCCAGAGCTGCACCGTGGTCATCGCCACGAGCAGCACGGGCAGGGTGATCCCCGCGATCCAGCGCCAGGCGCGACGGCTCGCGAGGAGCGATGCGATGTCGAGCTGCTGCGCGTCGAGGCGTGCGTCGAGCTTCTCGATGCGCTGGTCGATGACGTCCGCGACCGGGGTCCCGGGCGGGTGGTCGACGAAGTACGCGATCCGCTCGCTGTTCGTCGGCGGGCGCTGCTCGCGCGGGGTCCGGTCGTCCTGGTCATCGTCGTCGATCATGGCTTGATTCCGATCGTGTAGGCCCATCCAATGGTCGTCCCGCCCGTCACCGTAACCGTGGTCGTGCCCGTGGCGCCGGCGGCGGCCTTGGCGCCCGACGCGAACGACAGGACGAAGGCGTCCGTGGTCGGCATCGGGTACGCGCCATCCTGCTGCTGGACGAATCCCGTGAGGGTCCCATTCGTGATCGCCTGGGTCCTCGACGAGGAGCCGGCCCAGCCGCCCGCGATGACGATCACGAGCTCGTTGGCAAACCCGGTGGTAATCCCGGGAACGCTCATCGAGGCGCCGACAGCGTTCGCCAGAAACGGGGTGGCCACATCGATCGTCGGATTCGCGCTCGGCCCTCGCACCGTGATGATTTTCGCGACGTTGCGGTCGTCGGCTGCGGTGTAGCTCGTCGCCGGCATGTGTCCACCGTTAGCGTTGAGGATCGCCGTCGTGACCGCCCTCGAGAACAGCTGCACGTTGCAGAAGATCCCGGCGCTCCCCGTGGTCTGCAGCGTCCCGACCGCGGTCCAGCCGGCCGGCGTGCCGATGGCGGACCCGCTCAGGACACCGGTCTCAATCACCATGATCTGCAGGTCGCCGTTACGTTCGTCTCCGTAGGAGTTGATGGTATTGAGGTTCGCGAATGACAACGACGTCGATGCCCAGGCGCCCGGTCCCCATCCGAGCATCGCCGGCGTTGTGACTGCCACCCTTGGCGCGTAGCCCATCAGCGGGAGCAACGCGAACCCGATGCGCTCGCCGCGCGTCTGGTACCCGTTCGGCGGGAAGTGGAGGCCATCGATCAGCGGCAGGTCGTCGACGTCGACGAACGCGCACAGCGGATCGCTCGCCGCGAACGTGACCTCCAGCGCGCGGATTGTGTCGCGGTTGGCCGCGTTGAGGTTGCTGATGGAGAGCTTCGGAAGGCAGATGGGCAATCCTGGCCACACCGCGCGGATCGCGGCAAACAGCGCAGTGAGGTTGGTGCCCGCCGCTGCGGACTGAGGCGCGGACAGCGTGTCGTTTGGCAGCAGATCCACGTACGCGCCGCCGAGTCGACGTCCCAGAATGCCCTCGAGCGTGTGCTGCCGCGTGACCCACAAGTTGAATAGGTTCGGCCCGCTGGACGGGTATGGGGTAGACGGCAACCAGTGCACAGCGAGGGTCGCCGCGACCAGGCCTTCAGAGCTCACGGCCGGCACGGCGATCGCCGTCTCGAGCGCGCGAGCGATGCCCATGTCGTTACCCATCTTGCCGTCGGTCGAGAACCGGGCGCTGACGCCCCCGATGTCCAGATCGCCCGGCCCGGGGAACGCCGGCAAGAACACCGGCGGGTCGGCGACGCCGGCCGCGCCGTGCCAGTTGTACCGGGTGATGTACGGCGTGTTGGCGTTGAGCGCCGGGTCCAGCCCGTTAGCGCCGCTCGATCCGAACGAGGCGACGAAGCCCTCGTTGTTGCTGTCGCCGAATCCCGCGACCAGCGTCGCCGGAGAGCTGCCGACGCCGCCGATGCCCACGCCGATGGTCGAGGTCATGCGCGCCCCGATGCGGAGCCCGATCCCCATCTACTTCCCCGCCGCCGATACGCGGACCTTGCCGCCGGTGCCGCCGACCACGACGTTGAGCCGGGTCCGCGCCGCGCCGGTCTCCGCGACGTGCCAGAGCGCGCCGCCGACGCCGGCGCCGCTGGCTGCGACGACGCACGCGGTCGCGCCGCTGCCGACGCTCCAGCCGGCGCCATCCGCCGCCACGTAGCCGTTGGTCGGCCGCTCGTTCTTCCACTCGCCGACGGTCACGCTCGTGTCTGGGACGTCGCCACCGTTCGGCCCGCCGGCGGTCACCGATCCTGGGTGGTTCGTGTCCTGGATCGTCGCCGAGGTGATCACAAGCCCGGCGTCATACCCGGTCAGGTCGAAGCTCGTGAACGGCGTGTCGAGCGTCGGGTCCAGGTAGACGTAGGTGTGGCTCGCGGTGAGCGTGTAGATGCCGTGGCCTCCGGCCTCCGCGGGCGAGGTGCCGTCGGCGGTATCGATCGGAACGAGGTAGCGTCGAGATCCATGCATGGGTCACCTCTGGGCGCGCTCGCCCGATGGCTGGTACAGGTTGCTGAGGGTCGTGGGACCGGCGGTCGAGGGGGTCGGGGGCCCGCCGCTGCCGGCCGCCGGCGCCGGCTTCGCGGCCTGCGTGTGGGCCTCGGCGAGTACCGCGGCATTCGCCGGATCCTGGCTTGGGTGGAGCGGCAGGTCGAACAGCCGGCCGAGCCGGATGAGCTGCTGGTAGTCGGGCGGGTTCTTGAGATCGGTGGCGCGCTGGATGACCCGCTGTTGGCCATCGCGGAACAGCAGCTGGTAGCAGGCCCGCAGCGTGTCGGCGCCGGTCGGCGTGAGCGTGCCCGCCTCGAGCATCTGGAACGCCACCTGGGGGTCCCGCGCGATCGCCACCTGCTGCCCGAAGCGGATCGCCTCGGCGGGCGACGGCGTCCACGTCTTACCCGTGAACGGGTTCGGCGGCGGGCCCTTCGGGGCGACCTCGCTCAGGCGCTGGAACATCGTCACCAGGTGGGTGGACAGCGCGTCGATCAGGTCCGGGTCGGTGAGCGCCCGGCCCTGCGCGCGGATCGCGTCGTGGATCAGCGCCGGGTTGGCGGCCACCGCGGCGACCTCGCGCATCCTCACCGCCGCCTGCTCCGACACCGACGCCTTGGCCGGCGCGTCGGGCGCCCCATCGTCCACCAGGCGCTTGGAGAGCGCATCGGTGGCCTTCAGGGTACCGACGGTCAGCGCCGCCCGGACCGTGTTCACGTTGCTCTCGACGAGCCCCAGCGAGCGGTCGACGGCGCGGGCAATGCCGTCGCGGGTGCGCGCGGCGAGCGCCGCCGCCTGGGTCTCCGCGGTGGCCGGAACGCGCCCCATGAACCGCCCGGCCGCGGCCCGGAGCGCCCGGTACTTCAGGTAAGCGCTGAGCAGGGGGCCGATCACCGGGATGTCGTGCGGGCGCGGGACTCCGGGGATCCCGAGGTCGGAGCCGAGCTCGGCGGCGTAGCCCACGGCGTGCGCTCCGGCGATCACTCGTCCGCCGATCCCGCGCCCGCGCGGCGCGGCACCGACGGTCTCCGGCGGCGGGCCGAGCTTGGCGCGCGCGTCCGCGGCGGCGCCGGCGGCCTGCTTGGCGCCGATCTGCGCCTCGGCCTCGGCCACCCGCGCCTTGGCATAGGCGGCGCCGGCCTCGCGCTGGGACTTCTGGGCGGCGGCGATCCGCTGCTGCTTCTGGCTGGGGCCGAGCAGGAGGTCCTCGGCCGGGCGCGCCGGCGGAGCGAGCGGATCCCGGCTCTGCGCCGCAGCGCGGCCCGCGGCGGCATCGTCCGCGGCCTGTCCGATGCGCGCGACCGTCTTGCGGCTCGCCTCGTCCTCCGCGGCCCGGAACGCGGCGGCGTGCTCCTTCGCGGCGGCCGGCGCGGCGTCGCCCAGCGCCTCGGTGAGCGCCGCGGCGGCCTTCTCCACCCGGGTCACTGCCGGCGCGAGCGCCGCGATGTCCTCGACGGCCCCGGGGCGAGCGCCAACCTGGGTGATCTGCTTCTCGATCACCTGCGCCTCCTGCGCGGCCGCCGCGCGCTCGGCGGGATCCGCCGCGGTGGCAGCACGCTCGAGCGCGGCATCGTGGGCCATCTCGAGCCGCTTGACGTCCAGCGGGTGCTCGCCGCGCGCCCGCCACTCCTGGCCGAGCCGCTTCATTGCGCCGGCGTGCCCGCCTTCCGACTTCATGTACTCGGCCATCTTGGAGGCCTGGAACTCGCGCCATGTGGCCGGCGGCGCGGCGGCCGTAGCGGTGCCCGCGTGGTCCGCCCACTCGCGTTCGACCTTGGCCAGCGCGGCGGCGTGCGATCCCTCCTCGCGCATCGCCCGGCCGATGTTCGCGGCGACGTAGGCGTCGCGGGTCTTGGGGGTGTTCAGGTTGCGGAAGAACTGGTCCATCTCGGACCCGGCGCCGCCCGCGGCCGGCTCGTGGAACGGGTTGGGGGTCTCGCCCGCGGCCACCGCGCCGGCGCGCGCCTCGCGGGCCGCGATCGCCTTTCCCCGGAAGTGCGCCGCCGCCTCGGAAGTCCGCTCGGCCTTCGCGGCGCGATACGCATCACGTGCGGGCTCGCCCATCGCCACGAGGTCCTCGCCGGCTCCGAGCTTCGACTCCATGCCGCGGAGCTGGCCGGTGAGCGTGTCAGTGGCCGGGATGGTAGATGACGGCTCTATGAGCCGCGCCCTGACCATGCGGACGTTCTTGCCGCGGATTTCCTTGAATCCTACACTGACGATCTCCAATTTGTGACCGCGTCCCAGGAGGATCTCGCCCTCGAAATCGCTCACCCAGTGGGCTTGGGTGCCCTTGGGGATATCGAATTCAACGATTGTCGGTGTCGTTTCCCCAGGCTTCGCGGCCCCTGTCGCGAAGTTCTTGGCTCGGCGCTCAGTCGGGCTCGAGGACATGAACCCTGCCTCATTAACAACTTCTCCCTCCGATGCGGCGGTCAGTGGTCCCGATCGCACACCGCGGAACGTCGTAATCGTTTCGGGCATGCGACGCGCACCGATCTCCGCATCAAGCCGCTTGATGTCGTCGGTCAATCTCCCCGCGCGAGCATCGATATTGAATTCACTCGGATGCTGGATGTATTTGCTAAGGGCACTATCCGGATCCGTAATGGTCGGTTTGTACGAGAACCCAGTCGGCGTGGTATGGACGGGACCGGCTCCCTCCGGGGCGAAGCCAGATTTATGCGCCCATTCTACCAACGGGGCATCTCCATTGAATCCAAGCGCTCCCTCGGAATTGAGGCGCGTTCCCGTGTCCGGTGAATACTCCTTCGCGATCCCCGGATGAGCGGTCTCTATCGACGATGTCGATTCCTCACCACGCCCGAGCGCGCGCCGGAGGTCGTCGCCGATCCGGTCCATGTTCCCGACCTCGGCCTCCACGGGTCGAAACCTGGCCAGAACCGGGCGATCGCCGTCCGCGGCGGCTGCGAGCAGGCGGTGATTCCCGTCGGCGACGAAGTAGTTGCCCTTGGGGTCGACGTCGATCTCCAGCGCCGGGGTGCTCTCGCCCTTGCCCCATGCCTCGCGGACCTTGGCCGTGCGCGCGTCGGCGACCATGTCCTCGCCGCTCGTGATGCCGCGCAGCTTGGGACCATCGAGCTCGCTCGGCCGCAAGACGTAGGCATTCTTGCGGTAGGTCTCGCGCTCCAAGTCGGCGAACCCGGGGACGCCGCTCCGCACGGTCGGGTTCTTGTCGAATACCGGACCGGCCTCCGTTGAGCCGTGGATATCGAATCCGGTGGGGGTCTCCATGGCGCCCGCCGGTCGCTTCCCCACCGCGGTCGAAGGCTGCTCGATCGGCACCGGAGCCTGTTCGGACGCGACCTCGCCCAGGGACCGCGCCGGGGGCGTGCCCTGGGATCGGAGCGCGCGCGGGCCGCCAGTACCAGTCGCGTCCGCCGACGCGAGCGACGCCGCCTGCGCGCCCTCTTCGCGCCCGGTCCCGGAGGCGAGCCGCGCGAGCTCGCCTTGGCTCTTGAACCCGCCCGCGCCGGGGGCGCCGAACTCGCCGATCGGCACCGGCATCCGCTGGACGTCGCCCGGCTGGACGCCGCGGAGGATCGCGTCGAGGTCGGGGTCGACCTGCGCGTGCAGCTCGTCGAACGAGCGCCGGGCCGCCTGGTACTCGCCGAGCCGGGCGCCGAGCTCGGCCTCGTCCGCGGTCACCGGCGGCCCAACCAGCCCGCGCGTGCGCGCGAGCGTCGCGGGCCCCTGCGTGGTCACGCCGGGCTGTTGCGCCAGCTGCTCGAGCGCGTTGGGCGCCGCCGGCGGGCGCTCGCCGGGGATGACGAAGTCCCTCCGGAACCCGGGTGCTCCGGGCGGCAGCTCGCCGGGCGTGATCGGCTCCCCGCCCAGCCCCTTGGCGCGGTCGCGCAGCGCACGCGCCATGGCGACCTCGGGTGGTTCAGGGGCCGCGGCGGCGGCGGGCCCAGCGGCCTCCGTGGCGGCGCCTGCCGGCGACGCCGGCGCGGCCGGGCCGCCCGGGAACTCGCTCGGCGGGGTGAACGCGCGCGCGTCCGCCATCTCGGAGCCGGCGCGGAGCCGCTGCAGGTTCGCCGCCTCGCGCGCGGTCTGGGTCTCCGCCAGCTTCGCCTTCGCGAGCTCGGCGGCCTGGTCGAAGCCCTCCAGATGCTTCTGCGCCTGCTCGGTCCACGCCGCGGTCGCAGCTTCCGCCGCCTGCGTGCCACCCTCGGCGTACCGCGCGAACATGCGCCGCGCGGCGATCGTACCGGCCTCGATGCCGTGCGCGACCGGGATTCCTGCCGCGCCGAACAGCAGCCCAGTCCCGAGCGCCCCGTTGATGCCCTCGGCGGTGAGGTTCCGATCGCCCAGCGCCACGTCCGACATGTAGATCCCGGCGTTTGCGATCGCCCCCTCGGCCCCGGCGGCGCCGAGCTGCTGTGCGACGCCCAGCGCGCCGCCGGTCGCCCTGCCTGCCTCGATGCCCTCGCCGGCCAGCCGCCCGAGCGCCCCCGCCGGCGTCGCCGTGCCGCCGCTGACCAGCGCAGGGATCACCATGCCGGCGGCCTGCGCGGTCCCAGCCAGGATCGGGTTGTCCGCGCGGTCCTGCGCGAGCTGCTCGAACTGCCCCTTGTTCAGGACCCCCTTGAGCAGCCAATCCGAGGCGCCCAGCGTCGCCCCCGACAGCCCAGCGCTGACCGTCGCGCCGATCGACCCCAGGACGCCGTTGTCGGTGGGCGCGATCCGGTTCTGCGCGGCGCCGGCCTCCGCCCGGCCGACCTCCTGGTAGTCGCCGCCCGCGCGGTACCGATCGGCCTCGTCCTCGGGGACGTAGACCACCTTCCCATCTGGGCCGCGGAACGCCGGCATCTACCTCGAGGTCCCCAGATCGCCGAACTTGTCGCGCTGCTCCGCCCGCACGCGCTCGGACCGCGCCGATGCGCCGGCAGCAGCCCGATCGCGCTCCGCCTGCGCCGCAGCCGCGGCGTCCGGGTCGAACCCGCTCGGCGTATTCGGCACCGGGGTCGCCTTGCGGACCAGCGCATCGCGCGCGCGGATCTCCTTCTGATCGCTGGCAGGCAGCGCCTTCACGACGTCGTCATAGATGGCGGGCGCGGAGTTCCGCAGCACCTCGAGCATGCCGGTCGACACCGAGTTGCGCGACCCCTCTCGGAGCCCGTCGCTGATCGGACCCGCGAGCGACTGCACGATCCGGTCGTGCTCGGCATCGCCCGCGGTGGTGGCGCGCGCGGCGAGCGCCTTGATGTGGGTCGCGGCGTTCGGCGAGAGCCCGGCCTCGGCACCGGGGCGCGCCTGCGCCTCGTTGAAGGCTTCCTCCTTGGCCTGCTCCTGCCCGCCGGTGTAGCGCCCCAGATTGAGGTAACCCAGGCTCCGATCGTCGGCAGTCTCCGCGGCTGTCTTCTCGTCGATGTTGAGCGCGGCCCCCCGCTCGGTCTTGGTCTGCGGATGCCATGCGGTCTGCATGCGGTTGGCCTTCAGGGAGGTATCGACGTCGCTGGCCACCACATTCTTGAGCGTTTGGAGTGACGCGATCGCCTTGTCTTTGCTCGCCGCCCGGTTGAACAGGCTGGTGGGATCGAAGTTGATGATGTGCTGCATCGTCTGCTCGAACGCCTTCGTCGAGACGCGCTCGCCCATCGCCTGTTGATACTTGCCGGCGATGATGCCGAGATCGGTCGTGATCGTTGACCATGCCTCGCGGTTCAGCACGCCTGGGCCCGCCTGGAGCTTGTCGATCACGTCGCCGATCTGGTCTGTGATGTCCTGCGCGGAACGCACCTGCTTGGTCAGCTCCTTCTGAGCCTCGGCGGTCGGTGCGAGCGCGGCGTCGTTCAGCATGGCGCTCTGTCGGAGCGCGCCGGCGTAGTCGCGCATCTTCTGTGCGGCATCGGGGTCCTGCTGCTGGCGCGCCTGCGCCTCGATCTTGTCGGCCTGGTCCATCTTCGCCTGTCCGGCCGGGCCGAGGAGCACGTTGCCGGTCCGCGGGTCGCCGACGGCCCGCTCCTGCACCGCCTTGGCTTTCTCGGAGGTGGCCTTGTCGCCAGCGGCGAGCGCACGCTGCGCGACCTCGGCCATCTTCTCGCGCTCGGTCGCCTGCAGCGTCTCGCTGTGGATGCGGTACTGCATCCCGAGCGACTCGCGGTGCATCTGCAGGCTCTGCGCACGCGTCGCCTCGGCGTTCATCTGGTCTTGGTACCGCTGCCCGGCCTGGCCCCGGAGATTCGCCCGCTCCTCGTCCAGCTTCGCATTGAGCTGCTGCGCGTTCGCGAGCGCCGCCGGGGACTTCATCTGCATCGCGATCGTCTGCACCGCCTGCTGGGCCTGCTGGATCGCGGCGTCCTTGCGCGCGTCGATCTCGGTGAGCCGGTCGACGTTGTGCTGTCGCTGCTCGGTCACGCCGATGTTCATCTGGGCGAGCCCCAGTCGCTTCTGATCGAGGTCCTGCATCTGCCCGGCGACCTTCTTGTCAAGCAGCTGCTGCAGCGTGTTGAACGCCGGGTCGCTGTACGCCTCGCCTGGCCGCCGGGTCATGGCGGTGCCGATCATCGACAGCACGAGCCCGATCTGCGCCCAGATCGGATGGTCCACGCTGCGGTCGATCCGCGTCTTGGCGATCTGATCGGCGAGCTGGTCGCGCGCCTGGATCCGCGCGTTGAGCTCGGCCTCGTTCGCCTTGGCCTGGTTCGCCTTTTCGATCAGGATCTGCTGGGTCTGCGCGTCGCGCTGGGCCATCGCGTGGCCCTCTTGCGTGGCGGCGTCGGCCTCGACCTGCGCGGAACGGTCGATCGCGGTCTGCTGCTTGTCGATCGCGGCGTTCTGCGCGGCGAGGGTCCCCGCGGGGCCCTCCTTGACCAGCTGGGCCTTCGTGGGCGAGGGCTCCGGCGCTGGCCGGCGCGGCACCCCGGTGTCCTCCGCGGGGGTCGTCACAGGGCCCTGTGGCGCCGAAGGGGCCCCGGTCCCCGGCGGGAGCTGCGAGGGGTCCGTGATGGGGCCCTCCTGGGGGCCCTGTGGCGCGATCTGCGGCGCGGCTGGGGGCAGGCTGCCGGCTTGATCCGGCGGGCCACCGGCGGGCATCGGGGGCGCCGCCGGGAAGGGCTGCAGCCCGGGGAAGGTCTGCGCGAGCCCGCTCGGCATCGTGATCGCGCGCCCGTCGGGCGTGAGCATCTGGACCATGTTGCCGTCGTAGAGGGGCATGGTCAGCTCGGCATCGTGACCGGGCCGCTACCGCCGGTCTGGTCACCGTGGGGATACATCTGCGAGAGCCCGCCGGGGTTGGGAAGTTGAACGCCGCCGCTCGCGCCGGCGTTGCCACCGAAGGCCCCCATCCCCTTGAGCTGCATGTATGTCCCCGCGCCCTGCAGGAGGTTTCCCGCCACGTTGGGCTTCTGCAGGTCGATCTGCTGCTGCTGGAGCTGCGCGCGGTAGGCGTCAATCTGCTGCTGCGACCAGCCTTGCATCTGCCCGAGCGCCTGGATCTGGTAGGCGTCGTTCATCTGACGCTGCTGCATCTGCGCCTGCAGGTTCGCTTGCTGCGCGGCCTGTGAGAGCTGAGCGTTCTGCGCGGCGATGCCGGCGTCCTGGCCGTAGAGGTTCGTGAACAGGCCACCGAGCTGCTGATTCGCCGCAGCCTGGTCCTGCAGCCGCATCGCGCCGGCTTGGCCCGCGCCGGCGAGCCCGATGTCGGCCTGGTTGCGCATCGAGTTGCGGAACGCCAGGGCTGCGTTCGCCCCGTGGCTCGCGCGCGCGGCGGCCATCTGCGCGGCGTTCGCGCGCCCGACCTGCGCGTTGACCGCCATCTCGCCGGCGCCCTGCTGGGTCCCCGCGGCGATCCGCCCGAGCCGGCCGGTGGTGTCGAGGATGCCCTGCCGGCCCGTGGGGTCCACGGTGAACTGCGAGCCGTACATCGACGCCGCGCTGCGGCCCTGGGCGCCGCCGGCGATGTTGCCAAGCATCGCGGTGGCGTACGGGTTCGGTGGCGGTGGCGGGGCGGGATCGTCTCCGCCGCCGCCGAATAGGCCGTATAGCCCGCCGACGGCGCCGCCGATCGCGGTCCCCCAGCCGGGAAGGATCGCCGTTCCAAGTGCCGCACCGGATGCGGCGCCCTTGCCGCCTGCGCCCCAGTCAACCATGGTTATCCCGATCTTCCCGCCGTCATCGGACGGCGCACGTTGCCGAGCACTTGCCCGGTGATGACGAGCTCGGTGAGCTCGAAGGAGGGGCCGAAGAATCCGGCGGCCTCGAAGTCCTCGAACCTGAACTGAATCGCCTGCCCCACCTCCCACATGTCGAGCCGCCACGCGTATTCGCCCGGCGCCGTGCCGCCGTACTGCCCGATGCTGTACTGCCCGTCGTTGTAGTTCGAGCCGCTGATCGGCTCCACGCCGACGACGTTCGATCCGCTGATCCAGCCGGTGCCGCTGCTCACGCCGGTCGCGTCGAACCACACCGCGTCGGTCCAGCCCAGCGTGTAGTCGGTCTGGTACTGCACACCGAGCTGGTGCGCCGACTCCCATGTGCCGAGCAGGTGGAACTGGTTGAACTTCTCGAACCCCTGCAGGTACTCCACCATCTTGATCCACGCGGTCTCGAGCCGCAGCCGGATCCGCGAGCCGGCGTCCGAGTACACCCCGACGGTCTCCGCGAACATGCGCCCATCGGTGCGCAGGTAGTAGAGCCGGCCGGCGACGACCGCGCAGTCAAGGCCCTCGTAGTTCGTGAAGGTGCTCCACTGGTCGAAGAGGTAGTCGTAGAGCAGCGTCGATCCGCTGTCGGTGAGGAACAGGATCTGGGTGCGGTCCGGCAGCTGGATCGCGCGGCGGATCGTCTGGCCGTTGAACGCCTCGACGGGGGCGCCGCGGTAGTTGATGCTGCTGTCGCCGCCGAGCTCGAAGATCCCCTGCGCGCTCATGAACAAGTAGCCGCGCGGCGTGAACACGATCGACTGCGGGTCAGTGCAGCCGATATCGCCGCTCGGGACGAGCTGCGGTCGCGAGAACCCGCTCACATCAGCGTTCCCGGTCTGGTCCGGACCGTCGCCGGCGAACGTCCAGATCTGGCGTTCGGTCCAGATGATCATCCGGTTGTCGATGCCGGCGAGGCCCTGCACGCTGCCGCCCTGGAGGTCGATGCGGAGGAAGAGGTCCGGCGGCCACTGCACGCCGAACCCGTCCGAGATCGGCTGCGAGTAGCGCACGAGGGTCGGATCGCTCGGGTCGCTCGCGAACAACCGATCCTTGCCCCGCGTGAGCGTGGGCCCGAGCGGCGTCGGGTCGTTCGAGAGAATGCCGCCGTCGGTGTACAGCTCGTCGAAGGTCTGGAGCGTCACGTCGCTCATCCGGTCCAGGAAATTCACGGTGTCGGACGCCAGCGAGTTCGCGACGTAGCCGTTGGCCGATCCCGTCGCGGTCGTGTCGAGCGATGTCACGCGGAACAGCTGCGAGGCGTTCCCGTCCGAGCCGGGCAACGAGCGCGCGACCATGATGCGCACGCCCAGCTTGTGGGTGAGCCGGCAGGTCGGCAGCGTCAGGGTGACCTGGGTGTCGCCGCCTCCCATCGTCACGAGGATCCCGGGCGAGGTCGGCCCGAGATGCACCTCGCCCTGCGCGTCGGTCCACTCGTACCAGACCCGGTACTCGTAGACTGTGCTCGAGGTCATCGAGCCGCCGCCGGCGGGGACCGCAGCGATGACCTCGGGACCGACGTGGAACCCGAGCTCGGTCCACTGGAGCCCGTCGTAGTGCATCGGGCAGGCCCCGGCGAGGTACAGCCCCTTGCCGAACTCGGCGCTTTGGTGGCTCTGCGGGTTGTCGAAATCGATCGTGATGAGCCGCGGCGCGGTCTCCAGAAACTTGTCGTTGTTCTCGCTCACCAACCGCTGCCGCATCGGCAGGGCGATGCTCGCGATCGACCCGACCACGTACGCCGACGCGACGTGCGTACGGACCGGCAGCCCGGCGGCCGAGCCGGGCAGGTGGCGCCCCACCGGCACGTTGTCGGTGAAGACGCCGGTGCCGCTGCCGTTGATCCGGACGGTGACGTAGACGTTGAATGAGGTGGTCGGGTGCACGGTGGTCGCGAACACGTCGGAGCCGATCGAGAACGGCTTGGCGACGAGGCCGACCGACTTGAACGTCCCCAGGACGCCGCTCGAGCCGGCGGTGACCTCGACGGAGACCACGCGGAGATAGTGGTTCGTCGGAGCCGCCGCGCTCTCCTCCCAGATCGTCCACGCCGTGATCGTCCCCGCCGTCGCGTCGCGCAACACGGTCACGCCGCACCGCAGGAACGCCGCGGTCGGCGCGTACGCGGTGAAGTTCGCGAGCGTGGCCAACGGGCTCGCACCGCTGTTCCCGGCCGCGAACCACTCGACCTTGGCGGTGCCCAGGCCGCCGCCGGTGACGTATGCGAGCGCGATCCGGTCGGCGTTCGCGCCGTCGACGAACGCGTGGGCCAGCCCCAGCGGCGTCGCCGCGGTACGCGCGGCAGCGAAGGTGATCGACGGTGGGTCACCGAGCAGCGGCGACGAGATGGTGCCGCTCTGGTCGATGTACCCGATCCTGATGTTCGTGGTCCCCTGCTCGGCCCACGCGATGATCGACGGGGTGTCGGTGCGCGTGGTCGGCGCGACGTCGTAGACCGGGTCAGCGACCGCCAGGTCAGGGGTCAGCTGGATCGACGCCGGCGCGGCCGCGGGGGTCTGCGGGCTGACCACGAGGACGTTGATCGACCCGCCCGCCGCGTTCGCCCAGTACACGTGGAGGTTGGCTCCGACCGCCACGCAACGCGGCGAGATTCCGGTCGCGTCGGCCTGGGTCGCGGCGCGGTAGACGCGCTGGCTCACGGTATCGACGGCCGACCACCAGACGCCGCCGGCCGAGTCCTCCCAGGCGCAGACCGTGACGCCGGCGAGCGATGCCGCGTCGATCATGGTCTGGTCGGTCCCGGTGGTCGGCAGCGGGCGGTCCGCGCCCACCGCGCTGAACACGGCCCCGGCGTCGGACCACTGCGCGACGCCGCTCTCGCGCGAGTAGCAGCGGTTGCGCGTGAACTCGAGCAGCTCGGTGCCGCGCTTGGCCATGCGGATCGCGCCGGTCACGTCGGCGGAGGTGCCCTCGATCTGCTGGCCGAGGTCAGCGCACCCGTTCCGCTTCCTGATCGACGTCGCGCGCGAGAACACGCCGTTCTCGAGCACGAGGAGCGCCGGCATGGCCACGCTCTTGGGGTCCTGCTTGGTCTGGACACCCTGCGCGAACCTGAACGCTTGGACGGCTTCCCCGGGCATGGCGGCGCTGTTGCGCGGCCCCGCGGCTGGTGGGGAAGCTCACCTACGGCTGCCGGTACCGGTCCGTGGGTTGACCGATGCGACCACAGTTCAGCCGGGAATGCAAGCCGGCATACAGATCGCTGTCGGACCGGGCTACTTCGTGGCCCAGGCGCGGACCCGAACGACCGCCGGTCCGGTCGGCGTCGCGACGGTCGGGTCCCACCACACGATCACGTGCGACCGATCGTGGTGGAACTCGTAGTGCAGACCGGGGCCCGTGCCGTTGAAGTCGAGGATCGCATCGATCGACGGCTGTGGTGGGACGGGCGCGGGGGTGGGCTGATTCCCGAACTGCCAGGAGACCGCGATCCGGGGCTGCGGGGTGATCGGGTTCACGATCGAGATATCCTGGCCCTCCGCCAGGAACCCAAAGTAGTGCATCGCCCGGGGGTCGAGCGGGTTGTTGACGAGGCCCCCGACGGCGGGGTTGAGGTCGATTTCCTTGAAGTAGTCGTTGGACATGGGCGCGTAGTACCACGTCCGACCGCGCGCCGGGTGTCACACCCGTGACGATGATGGAGCCCGTGACGCCCTACTACGAAGCCGACGGGATCGCGATCTACCACGGCGACTGCGCGGAGATCGCGCCGACTCTCGGCCGGTTCGATCTGCTGTGCACGGACCCGCCGTATGGGATCGGGGAGGCGAGAGGGAAGGGGAAGTCTAGAGTCTGCACCGAGGCGAGGGCGGCGAGGCTACAGGGGTCCACGCCGCGCCCTCGCGACTATGGCACCGCGGACTGGGACGATGCGCCGCCAAGCGATGGACTACTGACCGACCTCCGCTCGCTATCAATGTGGCAGTGCATCTTCGGCGGGAACTACTTCGCGTTGCCTCCTTCTCCGTGCTGGCTGGTCTGGGACAAAGAGAACTCCGGGGATTTCGCCGACGCCGAACTGGCCTGGACGAACTACACCGGCGCGGTTCGACTTCGCCGGCATTTGTGGAACGGCATGATCCGCAAGGGCCATGAGCCCCGCTACCACCCGACCCAGAAGCCGCTCGCCGTCATGTCGTGGGCCATCGGCCTGTGCCCCGAGCGGCCGACGTCTGTGCTCGACCCGTTCATGGGCTCGGGCACCACGCTCCGCGCCTGCAAGGACCTCGGCATCCGCGCCGTGGGCATCGAGCGCGAGGAGAAGTATTGCGAGATCGCCGCACGCCGACTCGGGCAGGGCGTGCTCACGCTAGGGTAGGACGTCAACGTGCCGGCTACGCCTTGCGGTCGGTCAGCGCCGCCGTCAGGACCTCCGACACCTCGCGGCCGGCGCGGTCGACGATCTGCTCGAGCAGCCGCTCGAAGTCGCTGCGCAGCCCCGCCGCGGCCAGCATCCGGGCCTCGGGTGAGATCGCGAACACCTCGCGCGCGGCGCGGCGCATGACCTCGGCGACGGCCACCGGCGACGGCAGCACGGCGTAGCGCGGGCCGGTGCCGGGCTGATGGTAGGTCCTCGTCATCGGGTCGAAGTCGAAGTCGATCGGCGGAACAGGTCCGGTGTCGTTGAGGTCGCGCGTAGACATCGGACCAGCGTACCTCAAGGAGGGTCGGCACGACGCCGTTGCTTCGCCCCTTCGCTAGCGGGCCCGTCGCCGCGCCGACCAGTCCGGAGTGTCAGACAGGCGCACATTCTGCGCTGCTGTATAATGTCAATCTCACGTAGACACACCGTTCGCACATCAGGAAGACGCGCAAACGTTGCATGTGCGCAACTGACCTATCCGAGGAGAAGCACTTATGGGTATTGCTCTGAGGCCGGATGCGGCGCCTATGCTGCAGACGCGCTCGATGCTTCCGGGCGCTGAAAGGGTGCCAACATGAAATCTTCGCTGTTATCAGGAATTCTGCTCGTCAGTTCATGTGCGGTAATGGGGTGCGTTGGAGGTGCAGAGTCGGCTACGGTCGCCGCCTCCTCCGGGTCGCTCTCGTCCGGCGGCATCGTGATCCCGCCGGCGTCCGGCTGGGGCGACACCGGGGTGACCAGCACGCTGAACGCCGACGGCTCGGTGTCCTGGTGCTGCACCACCTGGATCGTGCCGCTGCCTGTCGCCGCCGGTGACGTGATCGGCACGGTGAGCGTCCCGGTGCGCGACAACGGCCCGAACAACGGGTTCTCGACCGGCGGGAACACGGTGGTGGTGTTCGTGGGGACGCCGTCGTCGGACGGTTCGACGTTCAACGCGCTGCTCTATGCGACCACGAGTGGCGCCGGCGACCTCGCCACCGTGACGCTCACATTCGCGACGCCGCACGTGGTCGTCGCTGGCGAGAACCTGCAGATCCGGCTCAAGGCCCAGACCCCGGGCATCTTCGGGCCGACACCGGCGACCCACGTGTCGTGGGCGGGGGCTGCGATCGCGGCAGGGCCGACGCCGCAGACCGTCGAGACGTATTCGATCGGGTTCGCGATTCCGGGGCCCGGCGTCCAGCTATTCCCGGGCTCGGCATTCACCGCGCCGTCGCTCGCGCTCGGCACGAGCACAGCCTCGAGCAACCTGCCGATGCGCATCGCCGCCGGCCGGATGCTGGTGGGCTGGTCGGTAAGATTCATCAAGAACTCGTCCACGGGGACCATCTCGGCTCGCTTGTGGCGGGCGACCACAGGATCCGGCGCGGCGATTCAGATCGGTTCTATACAGCAGCTGATCGGCCAGGGCGCCGGTAGCATCGGAGCATCCGGCCTGACCGATCCGACCCCACCGAATGCCTCCTACTTCATCGAGGTCCAGGGCGGGGGATCGGCCGGCGACTACGTGATGGATTACCAGGACACAATGCAGTAGCTCACGCCGTCGTAGCTTGGTAGTAGTGCGTCACGATGTCGCCAGCGGTGCCGCTACCAACGACCTCGATGAAGTACGCGGTCTGGGTCGCAACCACATCGGTAAGTCCGCTCTGACCGAGCGTGATAAATCCGGGGGCATTCGCGGAGTTGCTCTGCGTAGATCCGACCTGTGTCGGGGTAATCCCCTTCCACAGCTTCGCACTCAGCGTCTTCGTATTGTCGGTGTTCTTGATGAGCCGTACCTCCCATGCGGTGATGGTGACGCCAACCTTGAACTCGAGTGGAAGCATGGTGCCGGTCGTCGCGGTACCAATCCCGATCGCTGGCGGAGATCCCCCGACGGTGACGGTGGCGCCGCTTCCCGCAATTCCGAGCGCCACCGAATACGTCCTGGTTTCACCGTTGGTCAGCGTTCCGGTCACGTTCAAGGTGCCGGTGACCGTCGAGTTGCCGGTGACCGCGATCCCCCCGGCCGACACGATAACCGCACTGCTGAACGTGACCGCGTTCGGTACCGTGTTGCTGAAGATCGCCTGGCCCGTATTGTCGATCTGCTGGAGCGCGGTGGAGCCCGGCAACGCGAGCGGCCAGGTCACCGTATACGAGCCCGCGATCGCGCCGGGCGCCGCCATTCCGACGAACACCGAGCCGGTGGTGTTGAACGGCAGCAGGCGCAGATCGCCGCTGCGCAGCCGCGCCCAGCCGTGCGAGTCGATCGTTCCCTCCTTGAACTCGTACGCCTTCTGCGAGTCGGTATAGTTGAGGGTCGCGCCGACGCTCGTGTAGTCGCCGCCGATCCCGCCGACGAACGCGGCGAAGTTCAGCGTGTTGCCCGCGGTGATCTGGACCTTGTTGCCGGCGCTGTTGATCCAGTACAGCTCGT